GTCCTTAAACATTACGGTATAATCTTTTGAAAAAATCGGATGCTTTTACTAATTCTTTTAGTATATTTTTTTCACCTGCCGTATGACCTGCCCTAACCACCACTAATTTACAATGATCCATCATTTTCGATAACTTGTATGCTATTTTCATCGGAGTCACCATATCGTAACGTCCTTCTACCATAATGGTAGGAATGTGTTTGATTTTGTGCATATTTTTATAAATAGTATCTTTTGGTACAAAATAATGATTAGAATCATAATGGTTACCTATAATGGTCATTGTTTCTGTTTCTTTGTAGCCTAATCTTTTAGGTGGTGTAATCACAAACATGGGTTCTTCATTTGTCATTAAATGAATCAATTGACGACGTTTCCTCGTTTTCTTAGAAAGAACTTTGTTCATTTTAGTTTGTTCTTGACGATCTGATTTTATATTTAATAAACGATGCACTTTATCTTTTTCTTCAGGGTACATGGAATCTAAAACATCTTCTTGTGATAAATCATAAATTCCACGTAAAATCATGGCAAGAACACGATTAGGATGTTCTTGCGCGTACATTAATGCGAGAGATGACCCCCAACTACCACCTGCTACTATCCATTTGTCTACACCCATGTGTATTCTTATTTTTTCCATATCTCGTATTAAAAGTTTACTGGTATTTCTTTCAATATGGTTTGATGGTTTCGATTGACCTGCACCGCGTTGATCCCAAAGAATAATATGGTAGGCTTTAGGGTCATACCATCGACGATGACCAGGTGAAATGTGATCACCTGGTCCTCCATGTAAATAAATAATGGGAATTCCCTCTTTATTACCGGAACATTCTACGTAGAGTTCCACTTTTTTTCCATTGGGAAGAGTATCTACGTGTAACATTTCTTTTCGATGCGGTTGAATGCTTGGATACATACTTTAAGTGTTTATTTTAACTAGACATTAATTTGTATATCCATTACTTAGAACGCGTGACAAGAATTTAATTAAAAACTATTTTAGCATTTTAGGTATTCGTTTGGTTCGTTTACGTTTGGAATTTTTACGTTTGGTACGTTTCGTTTGTTTACGTTTGGTTTGTATATATTTCCGATTGAAACGTTTCCCTCCACTATTCTTTTTTCTAAATTCAGTATCTGTATTTAATAATTCAAGTACGTCTGAATCTTGACTTTCAGTTGTAGTAGAAACAAAAGATACGAGTACGTTAGGTGGTATATTTAATCGATATGTTTGCACCTGGGCAATTAAACCAGAGAAACACATTCCAATAATTACATCAGAACCGGGTGGAAATAAAGGGACCAACTCATGTAATAATAACATATTATGAAAACTTAAAGTAGATGATATGGTTAAAGCCGGTACAGAAGGATTTCCTGACTTACTTGGTTTTCCATGACCACATAAAAATATTCTTCCTGGTGATTCTTGCAATAATCTAGGAAACTCTTTATAGTCAACAAATTTAATTTTAGGATGATCTTTGAACTTATCTGATAATACGATGGCGGGAGTGTCGGAGATGGAGGCGACAGTCGCAACAGTAGCGACTTCAGCGGAGGCTTCTGGTCTTGGTATTTTTGGTGCTAATTCTTTTACTAAATAAATGGTTTGAAGGTCGGAATAATTACATACTTCACGTAATACATTCTCTACAACACCATCTGTAAATAAACAAAATACATAAAAAGGTCGTGAGGCTATAGATAATGCAAGTGCATCCGTGTATTCCATATTTCCTAAACTAACACAATTTGGTATTTTTTTTACATAGTTTTCGTCAGTATTACCATTGAGAGGTAGATTTTCACGAAAATCCCCCCAACCTCTTAAAGGAAGTGCAATTTCAGCCTTAGTTGATATATTTTCAGTTAGTCTTTGTTGTCTTATTCGTCTTGTTTCTGCACTTTTAGCTTCTTCTGCTTCTTCACGTTTAGCTTCTAATGCCTCTTCCGATTCACCCTCATCGCTATCATACTCATACTTTTCCTCTTCTTCTAAAAGTTCTTCACTTTGTGACATAGTATTACTATTTAAAAATCGGCGCTAAACATGTCATCCGTCTTTACAGTATTCGCCAAAGCATATTCTCCAACTCTTTTTTCAAAAAAGTTGGTCTTTCCTTCCAAAGATATCATCTCCATCCATGAAAAAGGATTGGTAGACTGATAAATCTTGGGATAACCCAACTGCGTACACAAACGATCGGCTACAAATTCAATGTATTGACTCATTGAATCAGAATTCATACCAATCAATTTACAAGGCAATGAATCTACAATAAATTCCTTTTCAATGGTTACTGCTTCTTTTACAATCGAATGGAGTACTTCCTGAGACAATAATTCTTGTCTTTTGTACAAAAGTACAGCAAAGTCCGTATGCATGGATTCATCCCTACTAATCAATTCATTACTAAAGGTAAGACCGGGCATCAATCCTCGTTTCTTCATCCAATAAATACTACAAAATGCCCCTGAGAAAAAGATGCCCTCTACACAAGCAAACCCAACTAACCGTGTCGCAAACGAGGAAGAATCACCTATCCATTTCAAGGCCCACTCTGCTTTTTTTTGAATGCAAGGAAAAGTTTCAATAGCTCGAAAAAGATCATTTTTTTTACTTTGTTCTACATAAGTATCAATCAACACACTGTACATTTCTGAATGAATATTTTCCATGGCAATTTGAAAGCCGTAAAATGCTCTAGCTTCAGAAGATTGTACATCTGCCATGAAACGCAAGGCAAGATTTTCTAACACAATACCATCACTCGATGCAAAAAAAGCAAGAATCATGGAAAGAAAATGTTGCTCTGAATCAGTAAGTTGTTTCCAATGAATCATGTCTTTGGAAAGATCGACCTCTTCTACCCGCCAAAAACAATCCACTTGTTTTTTGTACATGGTCCATGCATCCATGTCTTGGATCGGAAACATGGTGTAGAGGTCTGCCATAACTAGTACTAAAGAAATGTTTTTATGTTCTATTAGTATGTCATTGGAAAGATATGATGTTATTGTATTAGTACATCTTCATGGAGCCTATGATTTAAGTAAAAGTGAAGTATGTGAAGTTGTTCCTATTCCTAAAGATAAATGCGTAACTTTTTTAGAAGCGGTACCATGTGGTGTAAGAAATATTACAAACACTGCTTGGTATGATTATACAAGAGGACTTCTTAATTCTTTTATTGGAATATTCGGTCCTACAAAAGAACTTGCGGTTCAATCACAAAAAGTTCTTAGAGATATAAAACGTCATGAATTAGAGAATAAACAAAGTGGTATGAATACATTATTAGAAGAAATGTTACAGGATGATCGTGAAGAAAAAGCATTGGCATTTAAACGAATACCAGGTTGGGAAATACGTACATTACATGAAGACTATGCAAATCGTGAATATGAACCAGATCCCACATGGCCAATGCATATGATTGTTGTCTATACGGAACATGAAACGTTACCTTTGAATACAAATTTGTCTTCCGTTGTACAAAAACCATTTAGTAGAAAATCTTTACTTGATTATTTGTATGAACAAGGTGCACAACATCCATTCATTATAGATAATAGTTGTGGTGATGTTTATGCAAATTCACAAACTGGTCAACGATATGCTGTTAGAGAAACAAAAAAAATAGAAAAAGGAGGAAAACGTAAACGTAAATCGAAACGTAAAAATTTCACAAAGAAAATTGTGTTTATATAGTATGGCATCACTAAGAGCTGATACAGAATATGATCCAACATCACTTGTAAAAATTAATATTGAGATTGAATTACTGAATGCCTCTTTTTTTAAATATTTAGATGAAATCGATGTAGATGTACGGTTTAATGGTGAATTATTTTTAGCAAATTGTCGTTTCAAAAAAGTGCCAGATGAAGACAGAGAAAAAATAAATGTTTTAGTACAAAGCATTGTCAAAAAAAGTAATGAATCTTTAAGAGAAGAACGTTTGCAAAGAGAAAAAGAAAAAGAAGAATATCTACAAAAACAACGCGAGGAAGAAGAAAAAGAAAAAGAATATTTAGAAAGACAACGTGCGGAAACAGAAAAAGAAAGAGAAAGAGAAAAAGAAAAACTTAAATCTGAAACGTATGACATAGTTGTATTAATTCAAAGTCATGGATGTGCATCTACTACAACATTAAAAACATTAAAAGTTTGTAATGTAATTCCTATTGAAAAAAAAAAATATGTATCTTTTTTAGAAGCAGTTCCATGTGGTGTAATAAATTATTGTGATGAATCTTGGCACAAAGAAACACGCGAAGAATATGATCGGTATAGAAAAATTTGGGATGATCCTCTTCCTCCAAAAGATCTTGTTTTACAATTACAGCGTGTATTTAGAGAACAAAAACAAAAAGAATTAAAAGATAAAAAAGGTAGTTTAAGGTTAGGTATAACAAGAGATTTAAAACTTGATGCTAGAACGGCTGAAGAAGCAAGAGCTTATATGAGAATTCCTGGGTGGAACCTTTACACTTCAAATAAAAATTTTCTTGATAGGCATTATGGATTAGAAAAAAAATGGCCTTTCGCTTTTGTAGTCATTGATTGTAAAGATAAAAGTTTAATTGGTACCCAATTAAATCGATTTTTACCTTCATTAGATCGAGAAGAATTAATAAAATACTTACATTCTCAAGGATTTGAACATCCATTAATTATAGATAATAGTTGTGCAGGCGTTAATTCACCAAGTGAAAGAGATTCACGAACTGCAGCTAGATGTGCATCGGAGTTTCGAGGTTCTGGCAAACGTACAAGACGTACAAAACGTAAACGCCGATCAATGAAGCGTCCAAAAATAAAGAAATTCATTTACTTCCCCTAACATTTCATCGCGAATATTGGATAAATCAGTAGATGGATTTTTCATATGAATCAAATATTCCTTGAATTGCTTAATTTCTTTCAAAAAGGCATCATCTGAAAGAGTATCATATCGTACAGTTTCATGCACCACAATACGTCCTGATTCACCAAAATGTTTTTCTACAAAAGAATCTACTAGTTTACCAAGAGACACATAAAGGGCATCACTTGCTTTGTGTTTGGAATAATCTTTGGTATTCCAGTGAAAAAGTTTAATAATATCCAAGATACGCAAAAATACAATCGTGTATGGTTTCGTTTTTTCTTTGCGTGTCTTCATAGTATTATCTAACATTATTATCATGAAAGCATTAAACGTTGCAATGCATGTTCACAAGCAAGTTGTTCTGCTTTTTTTTTAATTTTATGTTTTCCTTCTCCTAAAAAAATAAGAACAGATGTATGTTGTTTCATATACTCTTGTATGAGTTCGAATGAACCAAATTGATCAAATGGTAATGCTTGTTTGATGGTTGTTTTCCAAATAGGTTGTCCAATACATAAATAAACGCCCATGTGATAAATGTCCAAAGAACTAATTTCTAAATAATCTGGCGTGGTTTTGAATTCCTTTTGTACTTTAACTTGTAATATATTTTTGTAATTATCATCGCATAATATGAGTTCAGCCCAATCGATATGTTTTTCATAAACATTTTCTAAAAAAATTTTCGAAGCCTCAAATCCCAAATCTAAAAAAAGAGCACCGATAAATGCTTCAAACAAGCATCCTAATTTTTTTAAATTTGTTCTCATTTTTTTTTCTTCCATGTGATTGGAAAGAATGTACCATTCATGTAATCCCATGTCATAGGCTAATTTTCCAATGGCTTCATTTTTCACCAACGCAATTTTCTTTTCCGTCATGAAGCCTTCTTGTTCTCTATAAAAACGACGATATAAATAATATTTAGTGACGCATTCTACAACACCATCCCCTAAAAATTCTAATCGTTCATTCGATTTATCTTGCAATTCAATGGAAGTAGGTGGACAAGGGGATGTTTTTACATCAATACGTTTACAATAAGACCGATGTACGAATGCTAGTTTGTATATATCAAAGTTTTGTAAAGAAGGAACGCCGTATTTTGTTAGAATAGTTTGAACTTGGTTCAAACTAATCCATTTATTTTTAGGATTATAAGGATTAAAACAAGGTTCATTATTGACAAAAATAATGTCATCTTCTTTACTCATTACAATTTCATATTGAGAAGTATTTAAATGTTAAAAATTGATTCTTTTTTTCCTATCTTAAGAATAAGGATGATTATTCCAGTCAAATGTTTTACGTGTGGAAAAGTAATTGCAGATAAATACCGTTTTTATGTAGAGCAAGTGGAACAGGCTAAGAAAGATAAAGGACAAGACGATGAACCTGTTTATTTCACCAAAGGACACAAAGAAAAATCAATTGAGGGACATATGATGGATGCAATAGGGATTGTAAAACCATGTTGCCGTCGTCATTTCTTAACCCATGTAGATATTGAATAATATAGTGTAATACTATGAAGTCGAGAAGATTTAGACAATCTAGAAAAGCGAAAAAAGCGAGAAAATCTAGGAGAGGTGGAATGCCTACTGGTATGGTTCAGTATACGGTATCTGGCATGGAAGCTGATACACGATACCCATTGCAATTTAACGCTAGCAATATTACAATAGCTAGTATGGGTATGTTGAGAAATATGTTTATTAACGAAGTGAATGGTCATAAATATCCAGAACCGGCTGATTATGACACATTAAACGAAGATGTAGAAATTCATCTTATCCGTGGAAATAATGATAGTGTAATTTTTTCTGGTAAAATGAAAGATTGGACGAACAATGAAATGTTCACATTTATACAAAGTATGAATGATGGAGATAAACTACGTATAGAATTAATAATACAAGCTTAAAGAAATATCACGTTTAGTTATTGTAGATGTGGGCAGATGAGTTGTTCGATCCGGATTACTATGATCCTGAGGTCAAGGTGCCTACCTCCTCACGAAGAGCACGAAAGTTTGCGTTGGAAATGAAGAAGAAACCTCAGTTTTATCATCAGCCGATTAATACGTATTCTAAGAACATTGTGAATGCGATTACGGGTCAGGAGTATCCCTTTCGTATTGGTTCCAATGATGAGAAACGATTTTATGTAGTCATGGAGAATGATCCTGCAAACTACAAGGAGGCACGAAGACTTTTTTTTGATTCGCCCCAGCAGTATGAGAACGCAACGGGAATTCATGTATCTTTAGAGAGTAGACAACGTTTTTATGATAATAAGGCAATCTTTGTTTAGGAATATCATGATACTCCTTTAACAAATTTACGCCTTTTACGTGTTTTTCGACCACCTAATGTTTTTAGTTTCATTGAATTTGGACCCGCATCCTTTGCAGCAGATTCTGTAAAGATCCGTTGCAATGCCTGTTTCATAAAATTGAAACGTTATTTTGGCTTATACAAACACAAAACCCAAAAACGATGTCGCTTTTCAAAGTGACGCTTTTCAAAGAATATCTTGAGTCCACAGAGAAGGTGATGATGGTCGTCAATATCAGTGATTACAATGCATGCAAGGTTATGGACAAACAATGCGGAACGGGCGACTCGGACTCTGACGAGGAGCCACCACCTCTTCTGGACTGCACCGGGCGCATCGTGCCGACGATGGCGGTATTGGCGAGCAACGCGGAACGGACGGCGCTAGCGATATTGGCGGAGCAACTGGCAAAAGAACGATAAAATAAAAAGAGGGCCCGGTGGGGCCACTTTTTTTGAAGCTTTCCGTCACCTTTAACGGATACCGTTCCTTTTAACTGCTTCTAAACAGATCTTATATTTCCTTTCTAGGCACATCTAAACTTCACTCATTTTTTAATGTAAAAGAATCCATGAATAAGTTTAACGGCTTTGGTTTCAATTTCCAGATGCCGTATCTCCCTATTGGTCTAACGGTTATGATGCTCGCCTTTCACGCGGGATACCCGGGTTCGACTCCCGGATAGGGAATCATTTATAAATAAGTATAAAGAATTGTCACCATTTGTACACATGGAACCATATTGTGTAGTCGATCTACAGAAAATTACATATGCTTATACAAGATGGCAAAAGTGGTTGCCTGAAGTAAGTATTTACTATGCAGTCAAATGTAATCCCCAACTTCAAGTTCTGAAACACATACAATCCTTAGGAATCAAGTTTGATTGTGCGTCTAAAAAGGAGATCGAAGATGTATTACAGATTGCACCTGCATCTGATATTTTATTTGCCCATCCTATTAAAATACCACAACATATCGTGTATGCACGGAATCAGGGTGTTCCACTCATGGTATTTGATAGCATAAGTGAATTGTATAAGATAAAAGAAACGTATCCGAATTGTAATTTATTGTTGCGTTTATGGGTAAAAAATACACCAGGTTCACTTTTATCGAGAAAATTTGGTGCGGAGATGCAAGACGTTCCCACATTGTTAACAAAGTCGAAAACACTTGGATTGAATGTCATTGGCTTTAGTTTTCATGTAGGTAGTCCATGTGAAGATCCGGAGCTTTATTGTGAAGCATTACAACTATGCAAGATTGCATGTGATATCGCCACGACACTTGACGTTTCTATTACAACAATTGATATTGGAGGTGGATTTCAAGAAAATAACTTTGAATCTTGTGCCCATCAAGTAAGACGAGGAATGCAAATGTTTGACAATAAGATTTTTATTAGTGAAGTGGGACGATACTTGGTAGAATCATCACATCGGTTATATGTTAATGTTATTGGTAAAAAGATAAAAGGTGATACCCGCATTTATTATATCAATGATGGAATGTATGGTACGTTTAATTGTAAATGGTTTGATCATGCGACACCATTGTTAAAAACGGATAAAGACGGTCCATGGTGGCCATCAGTGATTTATGGTCCAACGTGTGATTCTTTAGATATAGTAGAAAAGATGGTAAAGTTACCAGATTTAAAGATAGGAGATTGTTTGTATGTCGATAATTATGGTGCGTATACCATATCTAGTTGTTTCAATGGATATGAAATGAAAACGTTTATGTATTAATATAAATCTTTATCAGCTGGTTGTCCGTATAAAAAAGGATAGGATTGCATTCTGAATGTAGGTTTTTGGCGTCCAAGACCAGATTTTAAAAAACCTGGATAATTTACTAAATGTGATCGTGGAATACTTGAACCAGGATAAGCTTCATCGCATTTTTTAGAAGGGAATACTTGAACCAGGATAAGCTTCATCGCATTTTTTAGAAGGCCATGGATGCCAATATAATTTACAATTTCGTTGATTTAATTCTAAATCTTGATTACCTCCACGCTTACTTTTTCGATTACGTCTATGATTACGTCTATGATTACGTCTAGTAGTCATAGTTATATATTATATTAAAATATAGAAAGATCACAATGCCTATGTATATGGACTATTATGCTATTTTAGGTGTTCCTAAAAATGCATCACCTGAATTAATTAAAAAACAATATCGTAAATTATCATTAGAATTTCATCCAGATCGTCCTGGTGGAAATGCAGAAAAGTTCAAAGATATTAATGAAGCATATGAAACGTTAAGTGATGAAAACAAACGTAAACAACATGATAATCCACAAACACAAGTAGATTTATCTGATTTATTTGGTCATGGGTTTCCAGGTGGATTTCCATTTCCTGGTGGAGGATTTCCTGGTTTTATTTTTCAAAATTTAATGAAACCACCGCCATTAACTATGACTATATCCATTACATTAGATCAAGCGTATACGGGATGTAAAGTGCCTGTTAAAATTGAACGATGGATTCATCGGAATCAAATCAAAGAATTAGAACAAGAAACGTGTTACATTGATCTTCCACCTGGAATTGATTCAAATGAAGGTATGATTCTCATGAATAAAGGACATATGGGTCCTGATGGTGCTATGGGAGATGTACGTGTTTTAATTCAAATAGAACCACATTCCTTTGTACGCAAAGGACTTGATTTATGTTATACGCATACGATTACGTTAAAAGAAGCTTTGTGTGGGTTTTCTTTTGAGTTATCGTATTTACAAGGAAAATCATTTAAAATTAATAATGCAAAGGGAAATATTATTCATCCATCGTATCAAAAAATAGTACCAGGAATGGGAATGAAACGTGAAGGACAAGTAGGACAACTCATTATTAGTTTTACTATACAATTTCCTACATTAACAGAAGAAACCATTGATAACTTAGAAAAAATACTTTAAAAAAAAATTGATAAAGATTAACTTAATATTGGTAACTATGCTTTCTACCTACGAAATTTTAATCGGATACATTGTTTGTTCCATCAATCCAATGTATTTTATGATGTTATTTCTTTCTCTTTTTCGAATTAAATATTATATTATTTCAGAAAATCGTGAATTAACTTCTTCTATTTTAAAAAAAATTTCACCAAATATTATTAGTCCTTTTGTAAAACATGTAGACAAAGATGTTCCATTTGGATACTTTTTAGGTAAACATTACGTGGGGTACATTTCAAAAGAAAATGAGTTGCATTTACTTACCTATCCAATGATGTACAAACAATTGATTTATATACCTTCTTTGTCCATGCAACTTACAAAACCAGATGAACCAGTACAGGAAACATCGGTTACGGTTTATGTAAGAAAAGGAACGTATAAGAATTTGTATTATACGCCAATCAAAATGGACTTGTCGCACATTTCGCCTTTGGGTGATCAAGAAGAAATTTTAAAAGGTATTTTATCTATTTATGAAAAATTGGGAAGAGCAACGGTATTTTTGCATGGTGTAACTGGTGCGGGTAAAAGTTCAATGGGTTATTTGTTGGCCAAAGCATTAAAAGGATTTTATTGTCATACGTTTAATCCAACAGACCCAGGAGATCAATTGTCTACTTTAATAGTTGACGTGCAACGTGACGATGAACCATTGATTCTTGTCATGGAAGAAGTGGATACGATGATACAATCGGTACATAAAAATAAATTTAAAAAACATGATGAAATACCCATATCTGTGTATAATAAATCTACATGGTCTTCCTTTTTGGATGATATGATCTTTTATAAAAAGGTTATTTTGATATTAACAAGTAATACATCGAAAGAAGACATTGATCTATGGGATGAATCGTATTTGCGTTATGGAAGAATTCATGCATGTTATTCGATGAAAACAAAAGTAGAACCTTTTCTAACGATATAATAATGCATAAAACGATCCATGGATACCCTTTTTTATTTATTCATGAGCCAAATAAAGTGATACATCTAGAAGTAGTCGTACATTCTGGATTTATTCATGAAACAAAACGTAACTCTGGAGTGAATCACTTGTTAGAACATGTATTAGTATCTGGATGGAAAAAATGTAAAGAATCTTGCAATTCTTATTGGGATAAACATGGTGCAATAATCAATGCATCTACAGACGATACCGTAATGAAATATTTTATTAAAGGAGATAAGAAAGATATACCTGAAATGGTAGATTTTATTTCTAGTATTATAACACGATCTTTATTTTTTCCTTCTACGTTGGAAAGAGAAAAAAAAGCAGTATTGGAAGAATTGTCAAATTTGGCAGATAATCCTTCTCAAGAAATATATAATGTATTTCATAAAGCCTTTTTTACAAGAGAAGGGTTACAATATATGGAAGATTGTGCGTTACAAATAAAAAATGTAGCTTCTCTTACGATGAAAGACATAAAAACGGCATATGAAGCATTTCATACAGAGAATTGTTTATTTGTAGTGTATGGCGACTTTGATTCATCCATTGAATCACATTTTGAAAAAAGTCTTGTTTCTCATCCTGGTAAAAAAGTGCCGATTGAAAATTGTTTTACATATAAACACGATATTTTGTATACAAAATATGATAAAGAAAATACTACATTATTTTTAGGGTTTCCTTCTACTAAAAGGTCATTTTTTATACCTTATTTTGAAGTGTTATTACATCATTTATTATTTCATGAACTAAGAACAAAACATCAATATATTTATGACATACAAATTCGATGCATGCCTTCACAATGTGGGGTAGTTACAGAAATAGAAATTAATGTTCAAACAAAAAATGCATTAAAAACATTTCATGCATTGTTAGATTCTTTACGAAAGTATCAAAAAAAAATGGTTTCGGATAAATACATTGATGGTGCACAAAAAAATATGTATTATAAGTACAATACCAGTTATGATTTTGTAGAATATTATGCATTGTATGAACCATTTGCTAAAAAAGAAATCGTTCAAAAAAGAAAAGAATTTACACCTCGCATTTTTCGTGAATTGTGCAATGAATTATGTCCTATTGAAAAATCATTGTGTGTTTATCAAAGTAAACAAAAATTGTCCATTACTTGGGATTCACTATAGAATACCATAAATTATCAATACTAATATGATTAGGCAATGTTTCTTTTACAGCACGTTCTACCCCACCATGTAAATCACTCCGATTCATATTTGCATTTTGATAATCATCTCCACAAATTATACCACCCTTTACCATTTTTGGTAAAATGAATTGAATTGTTTCAACTACACTATCATAATTATGAGAAGCATCAATATGAATAAATTTTATAAAACCATCAAACTGTTTCAACCATTCAATGCAATCTTCTTTAATAATTATATAATTTTTCTTTGTATTCGCGTTCATATTTTCAATAAATAGTGAATAAACATCTCTATGTTCTAATATTTCTTCCGTTATATGTTTTACACCAGTAATTTTACTTTCATGAACATTACCTAACCATGTATCATTACATATAAGAGTTTCAGGAAAACAAGCATTTGCTAATTGTATAGTCGATTTACCTTCCCAACATCCTATTTCAATTATTTCTCCATCTATATTTTTTACTTGATTTACTAATTCTATTAAATCAAGCATTTGTTTTTCTGAATACCAATTTTCATTAAACATAATATTATTATTATTTAAATATTCAAAATCGCAACTTAATATATGCTTTGTCAATATAAAAATGCTTTAGGTATTCCAGGTAAGGGAATACATCAACATGTGTTTGGTGTCGCCATTGCCGATTGTATTATGACCATAATAGGTGCATGGTTTTTATCAAAATGGTTTCATTGGCCTTATGGATATACACTCCTAGGATTTTTTTTACTTGGAATTTTATTACATCGTCTGTATTGTGTACCTACTACATTAGATAAACTTTTATTTAAAAATTGATTCTTTTCTAAAAAAGACTTGTATAATGGGAATACGCTATTTGAATAGTTATCTCACCAAGAAATGTACACATGGTATCTGCACCATTTTATTTAACTCATTGTCCAACACTACCGTAGTGATTGATACATCTATTTACTTGTACAAATTTAAATCGGTAGATTCTTTGGTTTCCTCTATGACAGAACTAATTGAATTATTTCAAGAATATTCGATACATCCCATTTTTGTATTTGATGGAAAACCAAAAATAAATAAAAAGCAAACATTACAAAAGAGACAGCACCAAAAACAATTGGCATGGGATCAATATCAACAGGTTCTTCATACTGAAACACCGGAAGCACTACAAATTCTTAAAAAAAATTTTATTCGTGTTAGTCAACGTGATGTGGAGCAAATCAAGATACTTATGGATAGTAAGCAAGTACAATATATTCAGGCACCCCATGAAGCGGATGAAGTGTGTGCACGTATGATGAAACAAGGAACTGCTCAGTATTGCATGAGTGATGATATGGATATGTTTGTTTATGGGTGTTCTCATGTACTTCGTCAAGTCAATTTGAGTACAAAAACGGTAACATTATATCAATTAGAACACATATTGAATGCACTTCAAATTAGTTTAGAAGATTTTCAAATGATATGTATCTTATCGGGTACAGATTATTCAGATTCTACCCATACAATTTATGATTATATGAAATGGTATCACCAATTCATAAAATCAGGCAAAGTAAATTTTCATGACTGGTTATTTAATGAAAAAAAAATTGTTACGGTAGATAGAAAAGAATTTATGATTTTATCAGACGAATTTAATTATTTAGATCCGCTTATACAACAGGCTTTACTGTCTTCTGAAAGTGCTGGCTCATGTACCGCTGAAGGTTGAAGTAAGTGAGCTCATCCGTGGGCTTGAGAGTAAGAAGCTTCTTAAGCTTAGCATCTGGGTTAATCTTGCGTCCGTTGGCAGGATCCTGAAGCTTGTTAGCCCGAATGTAGGCATTGATCTCACGGGTTACATCCGTACGAGCAATGAGGCTTCCCTTGTCCTTACCAAGGAACTCGGCAAGCTGGTCACTGATAAGGGTAGGCTTTACAAATCCACTGGGGGCACGGGTAGCATTGCGCTGCTTCCGCTTGGCGCCTGCCTTCTGTACAGCCTTGAGCTCGCGCTCAGCACGCTTCTGAAGGGTCTTGAACTCAAGGATGAGCGAAGACATTTGCTGACGGACGGCCGAAAGCTTAGCAGTTACGTCGGAATAAGCCGACGAAAGATCGTCCTCCTTGACAATCTCAGGAGTGACAGGAACTACTACTGTCTCTGTAGGCACAGAGACAGGGGTTACAGGAGTAGGCTCGGACTTTACTGCTTTCTTGGGCATTATACCCTTAATAGTAGTAGTTATTTAAGTATATTTTTTATAATATATATTTTGCTTGAAAATGAGTTACAAAAAGAAACAATCTTTAGGAGAAATACGTTTTGTTCCATAATTATAAATATAATGATGTAAATGGGTTTGCTTGTACCCTGAATATCTAGGAGTATGAGAAACTTGATGAATACGAAGAATAGGGTATTGTTTACGAAAACTATATAATAATGTAGAAATTGCTTTTTCAATGGAATCTTTTGTAAAATGAATTGTACCGATCCAATCTAAGATCGCATCGTTGTTATCTAATTCCAACGTATTTTGAAAGAAAAAAATGGCAACAAGAGATGTTTGATAATAATAAAAAAGAGATATTTTTTTGGAATCGATTTGATCTGCCAAAGATATCAAGGAAGGATTCATTTGACATAAAAAAGGGGTTTTCCAAGAATCATATAACACGGACAAGTTTTCTTTGGTACCTTTCACAAAACAAAATTTTGGTATTGGAAATTTTTTAAACCAATAACTACGTATCCATTCCAATGGATATCGTGTTATAGGCACTAACCAGGATAATCGTGTAGGAGAAGAAAATAAAGAAACCATGCATTTGGTTTCTTTCATACGTAAATATTCATGTGTTTGAAAAAGGGTTTGACGTATCGTTTCTGAATCAGTTTTAATGATTTCATGATAATACGCATCTTGAATAGTAGGATAAAAAAATTTTACTTTTCTACTAAGTATACATCCTTGTATATCTGGATTTTTATAAACGGAACAATATGAATGTTGTAAATAAGATGTATGATGTTCTTTCATTTGAAGATAAGGCAATATTTCTTTTAGATTGCTGTGATGAACACGTATCGTACTACAATACGTGTTCCATAATGGAATTGTTCGAATGACGCCTGCACTTGGAAATCCCCATAAATGACGCATAGGTTGTTTGCTCCAAAATTTACTTTTTATGTAAAGAACGATTATAACGATTAGGAGTATGATGTACATAGTGTCTACCTTTACCTTTTGTATCCTCTTTTTTGCGCATTCCACATAGTTTGTAACGTATCCATAATAGGATAAAATTCCATATGATATTTTGCTGTAACATACCCTTCTACTTCATCATCTCTTAAATGTGGCATTGTTGTAGTGCGTCCATCATTTTCGTCTGGATCAACACTTTTTTCTACATAATGATCTAAATGTAAAAAATGTTTTATCATAAAATCACGTATCACTTGTTTGGTAGCACGTGTTTTTACCTCTTGGTGTAATGCTTTGATAAATGTATCAAATTCGCAAAGATTCAAAGGTGTTTCATATTGTTCTATATAAACACGTGAACAACCATAAGAAGAAACTGTTTTAAATGTACCATTTTTTTCTTGAACAATTACAAAATAATGATCAATCACATTTCCTAGTAAAAATGAATCTTGTGATTTTTTTACTAACCCCACATACCACATATATCCTTTCAAAAAAGAAATGTCTGTAATAACTGTTCCGTTTATAGAATTATTTGATAAAATTTGTTTTAATTCTTGTATAGGTCTATCTGAAAATTCAGATATATCTTTTATTATTTTTCTTGTTATCATAGGAATACAAGAAAGTGTTACTTCATTCATTAATAAATGTATTAAAATATAAAGTAGTGCGGACATTTTACAAGAAGTTGTACCTCTAGTACTTCTTAACCAATAACATGCATTTGTTTGTTGAAATAAATCTGTATAATGGTTTGCCATTATTATAATACAATGTATTCATCTAACATGGTATGAATCATATTTAAAATTTGTTTTCGCTCTACATTATAAGGGCGTATCGCGATCATTGCTTCTTCATAAGAAAACCATTTTAAATCACTTACTTCTGTTTTTTGATAAGGTCTTTTTTGTACAGATTCATTACTTCTAGCCACAAAATATTTGTGTTTATATGATTTGTAATTCGATCCAATAAAAATTTCTTCATAAGGAACTATATTTTTAATCAACTGAAGATCTTTACGATCATAACCGGTTTCTTCTTCATACTCACGATAAGCACATAATAAATCTGTTTCATAATGATTTTTTCTTCCTTTTGGAAACCCCCATTCTGGTTCTGTCCAGGACGTTTTACTATCTTCCAAACATGTTTTTAAAGTAACCCATTGATTCCCAATCATACAACCATTTTTTATCATAGTAAATTTTTCTTGTGCATTCGATTCTTCAGAACTTCCATCTGGCTTACTGCACCATAAATCCTCCCATAATTCATAAAATGATTTTTCCATTAAATGGTTCTTTTCATTCATTGTCATTTCATCTATCAAATTCATAAGATGAAGAATCGATGACAAAGAGTATTTTCCACATAAAAAATCTACATACCCCAATGACTTTTTACGACAAATCATTAAATACTCTTTTTTTTCATTTACATTGATCAATCCAATACTTACAATAGGCATTTTACATTGTTTATACACATGCCATGATTTACCACAATTATTGCATTTATTCATTCCCTTTTTTCTATCCAATTTTTATATTTAAATCAAAATTATAGTATGAAATTTATTTTTTTCCCACTGGAATGACTTTTTGATTGCATCCACTAAACCAAAATGACAATTCTGTAAATGTACTTAGTTTATTGCCAATCAAAATGCCACATTTAGATAATAATAATAGTTTAATAATTGAATATTGTAAATGATTTACATCTTCTTCTCTAAAAATGATGATATGTGCAGAAGAAATACTTTCAATTAATTTCACATAGGATTTTTCTATCTTAGGAGATTTATTATCAATGGATAATACAATTGTTTTTATAGTTGGCGAAAGTGCATCTTCAATTGCTTTTTTATATTCTTCAAATTTATATTTTCGATTTACATTTTTTTCGTGTGATGCAGTCCATGTTCGAACACTAATACCCAAACTAGATTGAAAAGAAATGTCATATTTATTTATATTTTTATAAATAATTGGTTTAAACACGATAGAACATAATGCTTTCATAATACGATGATATACAACTGGGTGAATCAATGATTTATCAAAATTACCATCTATGGTTACTTTTCCTGTAAATAAATGTTTGTATTTATTTTGATTTAAGTTTACTTTTCCGTCAAAAAAAGAATCTGGTATATTTTGTTGTAATGTTTCTTCTTTTTTTAAAATTAACCATCTCCAACTATAAAAATCTTCTGTTTGTTCATTCGTTGGTTTAAAAATATATTTTTCATGTAAAATAGTGTCAAAATTACCAAGCTCATAATCATCGTCACATTCAATGGTTGTTTTATTATGAATGGATAATGCTGTAATAAATCCTTTTAACGTATTACTTATCCCTGCATTATATCCATTCGGTCTTGGTATAATTTTTATAACAACCATATATTAACATAAAAAAATAAGTTACAAATATTCAACATTACCCAATTAATCCGCCTTTTTAATTAAGAAAGGTCGAACCGAACGACCACGTGAAAAGCTACACGTTACCTGTTCAAAATCGGTTCCAAAATCAATGCTTCGATTCTCTACATCAATAGTAAATAAATGCTTGCCGTCTTTCATCACTTTGTCCCCATCCAAAGATGTGTAGACGATATTTTCTATGAGCATCTTCTCAGTGTCGACCAGCAGTTCGATATCCCATACAACGTGGTCGAAATAAGCCATGGTTTATAAAGTATAACAAATGCATTACAATTTTTTAAATACGTATACTAATGGATCCATCTATTTGGGGACCTCATTATTGGTTTTTTTTACACACTGTTGCTTTTCATTATCCTTTACATCCAACTACGATTCAAAAAAAAATGTATCATCGTCTGATTCATCATTTTCATGAATTTATACCGAACAAATCCATGGCTACGATTTATGAAAAGGTATTGCAGAAAAATCCAGTTTCGCCTTATTTAGATACACGTACGGACTTTATTCAATGGGTACATCACATTCATAATGTTATTAATGTACGATTAGATAAACCAACCATTACACTACAGGAACATTATGATGAGTTTTTAAAACATTTTGAACAAAAACAAACAAAGTTAAAAAGACTTTGGAAAGAAAAAACAAAGATTTTTTTTACTATAGCTATTCTTGGAATTCTTATGTATATTTGGTACAATAAAAATGTAATTGTATGATATGGAATTAGCAATCCCTTTAGTAGCTCTGGGTGGATTATATCTTATATCAAATAAAAAAAAGGAACCGTTTTCAGTAAACGCCTATCGTAAACCAAATCAAATAACTGATAAATATTTTCAACCCAACCCAACACACAAAACAGAATCAACACGACAATTTACTGATTTAGCAGGAAGAAAGGTAAATTTAAATGATTATTCTGAGAATATGGTACCTTTTTTTGGAAAAACAAAAAATATAGGAGATTCATTGAAAGATTTGAATCATTCAGAACAAGTGTTAGATAATGCAGTAGGTGGAGGTTCTTTACATATTACAAAGTCAGCGGTAGCACCATTATTTAAGCCTCAAGATAACGTACAGTGGGCTAACGGTGCACCCAACCAAAGCGAATTTTATCAATCACGCGTTACCCTGAGTCAAAATAGGAACAATGTAAAGCCGTTTGAAGAAACACGAGTAGCTCCAGGTATGAATCAAGGGTATTCTTCTCAAGGAAGCGGTGGATTCAATTCAGGAACGGAAGCAAGAGAACAATGGATTGACAAAACCGTCAATCAATTGCGTGTTGCTACAAAACCAAAAACTACGTTTACATTGGATCAACATGAAGGACCTGCACAAACATTGGTTAAAAATTTAGGCATTGAAGGAAAAGTAGAAAAATATTTACCAGACAAATTTTATATTAATTCACCCGATCGGTACTTAACAACTACCGGTTCAGTTTTAGGACCTACTCAAGCATCTATTCAGCCCAACCCCACAATACATCGTGCTACCACTACTAAATCATATACTGGACCTGCTGGCAATGGAGGTGTGCAAAGTCAACCTAAACATGGTATGTATCGCGCTGATCACAAACAACAATTGGGTACAGAAGCGTTTACACCAGCCCAAGCGCCTGTAGAAAAGGTTGGTTATGGTTCCATGAATCCATTAACTCCTACGAATCGATCTTATCAAAATTCCTCCTCTTTTGGTCTTATGGGCAGTCTTATTAGTGCTATTACTGCTCCAATCACTGATTTAGTACGCCCTACTCGTAAAGAAGATATTGTGGGGTTAACACGTAAAGGAAATGCTGGATCTACCGTGGCCAATCCAACCATGAAAGATGTATTTGTTCCTCCTACCATCAAACAAGGTACTATGTATAATGCTTATGAGGCAGGTGGACGTGCTTATGCACCCATTACAGATGGTGGATATTTGGTAAATGACCAACAAGCTATTGAAAATCAAAGAGATACTACTTCGGTAGCTTACATGGGCGGAGGAATGAGTGTTTTACCTCAAGCTATGTCGACACAAGCAGATTTAAATGCATCTATTTCAGCAAATCGTATGACGCATGGACGTATTGCAGGAGGAAATATACAGGCTTTTCAACCAACCATAAATCAAGTTACAACTTCCAACCGTTCTTCAATGCATAGGTCTTATACGGGAGGCATTGGATCTTCTTTGACAGGTCTTTCACCTACGGTAGAATTATATGGTATAAGTCGAAATCCAAATAAATATGCACAACCTGATCGGAATACACCAGATTTATTAGATGCATTCAAAAAGAATCCGTATACCCAAAGTTTACATAGCGTAGCTTAAAATGTCACGCTCAAATTCAGGAATACGTATTGGATCTTGACCAATTTTGATGTAAGAAGTGCGATGAATATCGTTAAGTAATTCATTTAAATCTTCTTTCATTGGTTTACCTGCACGCAATGCTTGAATCATCACATCACGATGTTTTTCTAAATCACGTTTTTTATGTTCTCTTTCTAAACTTTGTTCTTCATGTCTTTGTTGGGTATCTTCATAAGCTCTTTTCTTTTGTAAATAATCATGTTTTAACGTAGCTAGATCTGTTGTTTTTTTGTATTCGAACATTAAATCAAACTTTTCCTGCAATACATGATTCGTTATATTCATATAGTCTTGTTTTTGTTCGGTATGCAATTGATCAAACGTTAAATAAGTAGGAATTACAATAGCCATGTTGCTTTTACATGATTTTGTTTGACAAACAACCGTTAAGGTTCTATTTTCTTCGGAAAAAACAAGAGGACTTTTTTTACAATTGGGACATTTTGTTTTATATTTTCTCTGAAGACTATAATATTCCGTATAAGAAGGTGGAATTCGAATGGTACCCATTTTTTTTACTTCCATATATTATGCCTACAAAATACAAACATGGACGAAAAAAAATAGGTGGTGTAGATCGAATTGTTATACGTGATTCAGATTTTAAATATACAACAGACCCAGAACGTATTTTATTTACGAAACATGCATATAATTTAGGTCCTCATTTAATAGACATTCCAAAAAAAATACCATGGGAAACTTATAAAAATTCAGGAACTACTACTTTTATCATTGAAGTTCCTGAAGAAGACGCAAAATTTACTGGACATATTAGTGATGGCAATAGACAATTTAAAGAGTTAACATTTGAATCTAAATGTAGAAAAGAACAATATTTTTTTTTTGGTGGATGTTGTTATGAAATTTTGAATGAAACTGGATATGGTCTAGGTGGTGTAAGAGATTTTGTGGATCCAACAGGTGATGTGGATGTTAGAGTTTCTTTGCCTCAAATACAAATAGATGAGCAAGTAGAAGGATTTACTAATCCAGATGGTACGTTAAATTCATATGTTACTCATTTTAGCGATTGGTTATTTCATCATGTATCTAAATGTATCAAAGAAATTCCAGCTGTTTATTTTGCGAATTCTGCAGGACCGTTTGAAACACATTTAGAAGGAGGTGTACTTTTAAAAGAAGAAATATTGTCTCACGGTAAACTAGTACAAATTTTGGTTCGTGATATGTTAAAAACACAATTACAATGTAATTTTGGTGCAGTCGATCATGTAATTGAATTTGTAATTTTATTAGAGTATCATAATGTAAAACGAAATTTATTACATTTAAATGGTAGTTATCTAGAGGATTTTCATAGTTTAATGAGAGGAAATTTTAGTGCTATGAAAGAACGTTACACTCTTGTAGATGAAGTAATCAAACACAAATGGTATAATCACGTTCAACGACTTAAATATTTAAATTTTAAATTTCCATTTTTAAAAGATAAAATAGATGTTAAAATGTTAGCAAATGATGTATTATTATTATGTTGTTTTATAGTATTATTTTCTGATTCTATTATGAAATATTTTGCTGTTGGTGAAACAAGTGTAAAAGAAGTAATTGAAGCATTAGTAGGTAATTTTTTAAGAGAAGTTAAAAATAATGAACAAAGACCATTGGCTAAAATTAACGGCAGATATGTTGGACCTGACATACCTTATTTTCCTACAGTGAGGGATTTAAATCAAATGCCACAGTTCGAACAATCTATGCGTACTATAAAAAATTATAATGATTTATTTCAAAAAATTGACATGTTAATAGAAAGAAATGCAGATCCTTCCGGAGGCAAACGCACTAAGCGTCGACATATTCGGAAGTTATCTCGTAAGTTTTCCCGCGGTAAGTAATGAATACTATATCACTTAAATCCTCTACAAATTTTTTTAGTTTATCTGTGATAGGTGATTGCAGAAAAGTCACATGTGTACATTGTTCCTCAATAGTAACTTTTTTGACACAGACTACACCAAGATAGTCCTCCAATGCCTCTTTAAGTTGATCTCCATGGTTAGAAAGAATAGGCGGAAGAATCATTTTTGATAAAAGATGAGAAGTTTCATTTCAATTTTAAGTTATTTTACTTTTATTAAATGGTTTCCATTTACTAATAGAATGGGAAACATACCTATTCAACGTATCAACTTTGAAGATATTCAATTTGCACAAAAGAATGATTCACTCATTATTAATACGTTACCTTCTTCAGAACAAGGATTATTAATTGCAAAAACAATTTCATGGGAAAGAGAAATAAAGGCAGTGGAATTGGCAATTCAAAAAAAGGATCCTATTTTTGTGTATGGTAGACATAGTAATGATGAAACCATTTATGTAAAATATGAGCAAATAAGAAAATTAGGAGGAAAAGTTTATCTTTATACGGGTGGTTTATTTGAATGGCTTTTATTACAAGATATTTATGGTGTATCCGAATTTTCAACAAATACACATTTCAAAACGGTAGATTTAATAAAATATAAACCACCCACCCTATTAAATACAAAATATCTTACTTATTCATGGCAGGCGGATTGTTAAATTTAGTATCGGGTGGATCACAAAATGCAATCATGTACGGAAATCCACAAAAAACCTATTGGTCTAGTACTTACAAACAAATTACTAATTTTGGATTACAAAATTTTCGTTTAGAATATGAAGGATTGCGACAATTACAATTAAATGCAGATACTATTTATAATTTTAAAGTAAAGAGATACGCTGAACTTTTAAAAGATACTTATTTTGTTATTCAATTGCCAGACATTTATAGTCCTCTTTATGAAAATGCACCTTATGAATTTCAATGGATTAAAAATATAGGTGCCATGATGATTCGGTCTATTCGATTTACCATTGGTGGTGCATTGATACAACAAATGTCTGGGCATGACATTGTTGCTTTGGCGAATCGTGATTTAACTTCTACTGAGAAAGCAAAATGGGATGATATGATTGGTAATACACCAGATTTGTACAACCCTGCAAGCATTCATGGTGGTCTTTATCCAAACGCAATGTATCAAGACACTGATCTTTATAGAACAAATGGCTCAGAACCGTCGATACGCGGAAGACAACTTCGCGTACCTTTACCTATTTGGTGGGCATTAAATGCCCAACAAGCATTTCCATTGGTGTGCCTGCAATACAATGAACTTCATATTGAAGTTACTTTACGACCCATACGTGAATTATTTCAAATCAAAGATGTAACTGATACACAAAACGTAATTGCGCCTATATTTACGAATCCAGCACATCAGTTTTATTATTTTTTACAATCACCACCTGAAACGTTGGATCAATATTCCAAAACTACTTCTTGGAATGAAAATACACATTTATCATGTACGTATTGTTTTTTGTCGGAAGAAGAAGCTTATTTGTTTGCTAGTAAAGAACAAAAATATTTAGTACGTGAATTATATAATACATGGTTTTACGACATTTCTATTACCGATAAATTATGGTTAAAAAATACTACTGATTTAGTGTTAAATTGGATGATTTTTTTTCAACGTTCAGATGTAACAACACGTAATGAATGGAGCAATTTTACAAATTGGCCGTATGATTATTTACCAAACGATGTTATGTTGTCAGAGTTAGTTGATTCAGCGAGCAACCCCATTTATGTTATGCCGACCTATGCTCAAGAAAATCAAAAAGATATTGCATTATATTTAGGTATTACGTTTGATGGAACAATACGCGAAGAAATGCGTCCAGCATCCATTTACAAATATGAGCAACAATATTTGACAAGTCAAGGAGGCGGATTTACTACTTTATCTGGATTATACACGTACAATTTTTGTTTGAAAACGGATCCTTTTACACTACAGCCGTCCGGTGCTGTTAATTTATCACGTTATTCAAAGATTGAAATTGAAGTAAATACTATTACGCCTACATTAAATCAAAATGCCTTGTATTATTCTATTTGTGATCCATTGACAGGACAATCGGTTGGTGTGAATAAACAAACACTTCAAATTTATAATTATACGTTTAATGTTCTCGTTATGGAAGAAAGGTATAACATTCTTACCTTTGTGGGAGGAAATGCTGCGCTTATGAATGCACGATAAAATAGTAGAATAATATATGGATGTTATTATTATAGGTGGAGGATGGGGAGGACTATTTACATTGAAACATTGTATAGAAGAAGGACTATCTTGTATATTATTAGAAAAATCATCTGACTATGGTGGTGTGTGGAACATACAAAATTCACCATCTGTTTATCCAAATACTTATTCTGTTACTTCGAAACATTATTTATCCATTAGTGATTTTCCAATACCAGACGATTATCCAGAATTTCCACATCACTCTTTAGTCTACAAATATATGCGATCTTATGTAAAACATTTTGAATTAGATAACTATATTTCATTGGATAGTAATGTAGAAAAAATAAAAAAAAATAAAGAATGGAATGTTACTTATTCAAAACATGGTGTTCTTCAAACGATACAAGGAAAAAACATTGCCTTATGTACTGGTCAAAATTCAAGATGTATTCAAATGCCATCTTTGGATTATACGAAATTTAAAGGTACAGTCATTCATGCAAATGATTACAATGAAACGTTTCGACAGGACCATTGTGTTCATAAAAAAGTATTGATTTATGGAGGTTCTGATACAAGTGCTGACATTGCAGATGAATTAACAAATAATATGTATTCGAAAGATGAAAAAACAAAAGTGATTTTGAGTTTTAAAAAAGGACGATGGATACAAAGAAGAAACGCAGGAGCAAATGCAGCCGATATGTTTTATAATAGAGCATTAAATTCAATAATTAAATTATTTGACAAAAAAACAGTAGTGGATATTATTTTTGTTCCAGATTTAGAATTTTGGTGGGGGAAAGGAGGGTCCAGTATTAAAGAGTGGGAACCTAAAGCAGGATATTTAAATTCTTATTACGTAAAATCGGCTAATATTGTGAATAAAGTATCGTTAGGTGAAATTGTACCCAAAGGTAACATTGAAACGATTGATAAAAATTCAGTAACCTTTGTGGATGGAACAGAAGAAAAAGTAGATACAATTATATTTGCAACTGGCTATGCTGGTATGAATTGTATGTATGAAATACCAGAATCTATCAAAAAAGGTGAGTATTATCGTCATCTTTTTTTAATAGAAGATCCGTCTGTTGTAAAAGTTGGATTTATAAGACCTTATTTAACGTCGATACCTATGCTTATTGAAATGCAAAGTCGTTATGTATCTAAAGTGTTTTCAAAAAAAATACACTTACCATCTCGAATGAGTATGAAATGGGATTATGAAGCAATGAAAGAAACACAATCCAAGGAATTTTCATATGATTATGAACGTGTACAAGGGATTGTAGATCCATATGATTATATGGATTTGATTGGTAATGCGATAAAAGCAATCCCTTCTTTTTTTATGAATTTTGAATTGTGGAAAATTGTTTATTTTGGATCATGGAGTCCTTATTATTACATGTTGAATCATCCGGATAAGAAAAAAAGAGAAATTGCAAAAAAAGAAATCATGAAACTAAAAGATAATGAAACGTCTGCAATGATTATAAAGGCAAGTATAACAAAATGTATACAAGTATTATGTTTTTTGTTTTTTGTTTTTATTATATATTATTTAATTAGGTGGAAAGATATAATAAAAAAAATGAAACCTTTTATAACTAAACGATAAAATGGGGTTTCAAGAAATCAAACATTATTACTTAGAAAAGGGACAAGAATATAAAATTAATGATGTATACAGGGGGGTTTATAAAGGTGAAAAAATGATTATGGTGTACTATCCAGCACCTGATTATGAAGAGTACTTGGAATTTCATGATGTGCGTACTTTACAAAATGAACCGGTTTCTAGATTTTTATTTGATAAAATGGACACATTTTCTTATTTCTTTTCTGAAAAGAAAGAAATACAAATGTGTATGGAGTATCGTAGCATTAACCTTGTATTACGCAAAATTATAGGGGATGATCATTTTACATGGTTTTAACATATTGACAAATACTATGGAATCCGCACAATTTACGTATTATTTGCTTTTTTTTGCAAGTACGGTTTCTTTTATAGCCGGATTTTTTTATAAAAAGTACAAAACAATTCTATGGATTGAATCTACTATTACATGCATTGCTTCTTTTATTTATTATTATTATTTAACTTTTGTAAAGAATGAACTGAAGGTATTGAATAACTTGAGATATATAGATTGGTCATTGACTACGCCACTTATGTTAATCTCTCTCTCTCTCATATTGTCACTCTTAACAAAAATACCTTTTTCAATGCCATTAACTATTACGGTTATTCTTTTAGACCTCTTTATGTTATCTTTTGGATATGCAGGTGAAATAGGATGGATGACAAAACAAATAGCGGATGTATGTGGGTTTATACCTTTTATAGCGTTATTTGCATTATTGTATAAAAAATATAAACCTAAAGGAACTGCAGGATTTTTATTTTTTACTTATTTGTTAGTATGGTCTGGTTATGGGGTTGTATATTTATTAGATGAAACTAACATGAATATCGGTTATAATATATTAGATAGTATTTCCAAAGCAATGATCTCTCTTTTTATTTCAGGTTTTATTTTAATAAACTAAAGTAATGAATAAAACTTTTTCCTCGCAAATAATTACGAAATGATTCATTTTTTCGTAAAGGTGCATATATTTGATTCCACACAAACGCCATTAAAAGAAAAGAAAGTACGAATAGTGAAAGTTCAGTTCATCCATAATTATACTTCATACAATTCCACCAACCAGTCTTCTCCTTCTACTTGAACTATATCTTTTGATGAAATGGAATCACACCCTGGAAACCCTAAACTCTTTTTTCGTCTATAAGTCAAAGATAATTTGATGCCATCTATCATCGTATAATAATACCATAAATCACGACGAAGATTCGCCGGTTTTCCAAATAAGGGAATACGACGATCTTGACGTTTCAAGTATCCGATTTGTGAATAGTCTACATCTATATATCGAAGAGGTGGAGCATATGGATTTCTTACCGTATCATAATCATTGTCTACTAATTCTACTTTAAATTCACGGTCTGCTTGTTCTACTTTTGGTCTTGGAAAAATAGAATAAATGAGCAATCCGCATAAAAGGAGACCCCATAAAAGTTTCATAATATAGACAGATATTTTTCAAAGTATTCTTTCGTTACACATTTTTTATGATGTGTTTTTGTATACTGTTCATAAAAAGCATATTTATCTTCTTGTGTACAAAAATTCATTGCCATGTCAATGTCTACATTTTTATTCCAAATCATACATTTATAATACAAAATAGTATTCCCTTCTATCATAACAGACGGATATTCCACTGTCAATACTTCTTTCATAGATTCAATGGATACGGTTGTACGTTCCTGTCTTTGAAACACATCGAGTATTTCTTGTAATTCATAAGAATAATCTTCGTCCGCAATCATGTATTTATCCCAAAAATGTTTAAATTTTAATAAATTAGTTTGCATGGTAGTAGTTAATTGACATACATCTCCTTCACATATACCGGTTTGTTGTAAAATAGATTTAAAATTTTGTTGTGAAATCACAAACGGTAAAGAATGACTCCTCAAAAATGTTTTCCATAAAAAATAAACGTCTTTGTATGCCATCGTACCTCCTTTTGTAGTATAGGATTCCAAAAACATGTTAACCAACGTTTCTGGTGTATTTTGTTTCAATAAAAGAACGTGATCTATATTTTTTTGTTTTAAAAATCCATCTGAATTACCATATTGAGTAGAATACGTGACAGATGCAATAATAAGATGTAACGGAGGCAATGTAATACTGTCTTTACAAACACCTGGTATCACTCTACATAAATCATACGTGTGATCATAATATTTATGTTTAAATACGTCTAATGATTTATGCAATAAAAAACAAAACGATTGATGAATTATTTTCAAAAGAGGTTTATATGACACATCAATATAGAAAATACATTCATTTTTTCCTAATAAAACATCTCCCAAAATAGTCAAAAAATAAGTAGCAATATTCTTTGAAAAGGGTAATACATTTCGAATCATTTTAGATGTATGAGTATTTGTTGTATGTAAAAATATATTTTCTTTGATACGTTTGATAAGAATCGAAATAATTTTTGTTTTTGAAGACAACAGAGATTTATCTAACAAAGAACAAATTAAATGTAAAATGGTATCTTCATGTACTATTTTATATTCATCCGTATATTCTACAAACACTTCTGTTTGCGGAATATAAAAAAAAGAATACTGATTTAAAAAAAATGTAATAAATTCTTCACGTTTTTCTACTAAAGCTTGTTTTTTTTGTTGTTTTTTTTCATATTCTTCTTCTAATGTAGCCATTAGTTCAGGTAAATTAGAAACATAATCTTCTACTTTTTGTCGCATATAATCATGCTGTTTGTACTTTTCACGTAATTCTTCTATGATATTCATTTCATGTTACACCATATGTAAGTTTAAGTTATTTAAATATATAATTATGTATTTTATTGCAAATAAAACACGATGCATAAGAAGATGGTTCTATGGTAGTTACACCACAATGTTGACACATGATAGGAACAATTTGGTCTAAACAATCTTTACTAGAACATAATTGTTTTAATAATACAATGCAATCACTACATCGTATTATTTTATCTTTCGTGTGTTTTAATTGTTTTTCTAAGTCATCTTTTATTTTTCTTAATTCAACACATTTTTTTAAATTTGGTTCGTTTTTAATTTGCTGATTTATGTCTTCTAATTCTTCCTTTTTTTTTTGTATATCCTTTTTTTTTTCATATTTTTGTTTCGCTACTTTTGAAAAGGTACTCATTTGTTGTGGAGAAATGAACTTTCCTTTTAAAATACATTCATTGCCTAAAAATAATGGAAATTTACCACCTGGAATAAGACATACATTCGTTATAGGATGCGAACAAAAACATTTTGTATTTTCCGAACCACTTTCTAAATCATCCATTCGAATTTTTACTTTTTTATTTATTTCAGCATACTTCATTGGAAAAGCCATTAGTAAAAATATATTGTAATATAGTTCATTTTGTGGGCCATAGATTAGTTCATAGTCTAACTCTTGGAATAAATGATCCTTCATTCTTTTTCTTACCATCTCACCCCAATCAGATAAAGTTTGATGATCATGTTCTAATAATGGAGGTAAAGTAGAATAAAAATCTCTGATTTTTATTATATTTTCTTCCGTATCTGGTAAAACCATTTCTGTTTCCAAGTCCATTTCTGAAAAAAATATTCTTATTACAATCAATTTTATGAAATACGTTTGGTTGGAATCTCGGCTGATACACAGTAAAGCGAATTCTCTGTCATGATAATGTACTCTGTTTCTACCTTGAAAACCTTGGCAATGGGACTGGTGTACTCCTCCTCATTCTTTACTAACAACTTTTCACCACTCTCTCGAACGCCAATAACTACCTCTTTGGTGAGAGATTTGTTCCAATAATCGAGTAAAATAGGCTTATCGTGCTCTAACGCTAACTTGACTAAATGCTTCATAGTAGTGTCTGAAGGTGTTTTACTCATAAATAATACCTTACTACAATGCTTTAAATCCTTATTTCAAAAGAATATATTTTTTAATTTTTCGAATAGGTGTTTCTTTTTTACTATGAACACAATTCGAATCTACAATTTGCTTGTATTCTTCAAACAAAATGGTTACTAAATAATTATAAATTTCATGAATGACTTTATCTGAACATTTTCCAACAATTAAAATACTTCCTGTTCTGAAAATCATAAAGGAAATACCAATACTAGTTGGTTTTGTTGTTACACCATCTTCATAATAAATTTTACATTGAATACCTGGATAAGAACATGGATCATATACTGCAGAAATATTGTATTTTGTAATAAATAATTGATACAATGCTGAACGATTAATAAAATAACCACAATTAAAATTAGAATTAATTAATACTGTTTCTTCACAGCTTTTATTATATAGAATAGTAGGATATAATGGCCTCAACATAGTTAATAAAGTATCAATAATCACAGGAATGTGTTCCATTTGTTGAACACCAGGTATTTCTATTTTACCTGTATTGAATATTTTTACATGAAATTCTTTGAATACACCAATATGTACTCTAAGTATTAAAACAAAACAATTATAAAACGCACCTTTTTGTTTAACGCGGTACGATACAATATCCTTTTTAGAAATACCAATAGTTACTTTTCGTACATCTTTGTACTTAATCATACCTTTTGTATTATCAATATGCTGTAAAATGGTGCAATAACCATAGTCATATTCATTTACATTGGATACAATATCCTTTACTTCTTCCTCTGATGAACTGTTAAATTTCATTTGTTTTTTAATCACTCCTACTTTCTGTTGATAATAAGGTATAACGGGTATTTTCCAAAAAGACGTTTTTAAGTCAATGGGTTGATTTAAAAACGAAATAATAGTATTTGTCGATACATAAAGTGTAGTAGATAACGGAGTAGGTCCAATAGAAGAGCATTGTGGAAGAGAAGTATACTCGGTATCCTTTAAAAAGGAATCCCATTCTTCATTCAAGTCCATTGTTTTAAACCCACACCGGTTCTTTAAATCAATTTAATCATAAATAATACATATTGAATCATTACTTTTGTGGAAAGTGTAGTATGAAATGCAAGTTCTAAAGAGGAAATAGAAATGTTTTTTTGCAAAGCAAGATAATAAACATATTCTTTTAAAATATGTTTGGGGTCCATGTTATGCATTGTACTTAAAGCAGACACATATTCAATTGATTCTGACAATGGTAACGTATACATGGTTTCCCATGCGTCAGTTTGAATTGGCAATGATGGATTGTATTGATTTGTTTGTAAATAATTAATCATACTACGTATATCTGAACCATACATACGCTGTATACCTTCCAAGTGGGATCGTGTATATTGTATTCCTTCTTTTTCTACAATTGTTTCTAAAAAATCCAACATTTTATCTACAGGCAAAGCATTAAATTTGATTTTAATAAATAAAGTTTGTAAAGTATCTTCAATTTTACTAATATAATTACAAATCAAACAAAAAGAAACGGTTACTGGTGTATGCAACAAATAACTAAGGGCCTGTTGTGCGGTTTTTGTCATAGAATCTACTTCATCCAAAATGACAAACTTTTTCCCTTTACTAAAAAACGGTTTTGTATGCACAAAAGAATATATTTGTGATCGTATCGTATCAATCCCACGCTCATCGGATGCATTCAAATGAATCACTAAACTAGAATTGACTTCTCCTTGATTTTCTTGAAATGTTTGTATTAAATTTAAAATTGTAGTCGTTTTTCCTGTACCAGGTGGACCATAAAACAACAAATTAGGAATATAATTCTTTTCTAACATGTTTTTAAAAAAGAGTTGATTTGTTTCTTCTAATACAATGGTATCAAAAGAAGAAGGACGATATTTTTCAACCCATGGTTCCATAAAAACTCTTCTTTATTTATCATTAAATTGAAATAGAAAATAATAAAATAAAGTAAAATGAAGTGTGCTCATTGTAAAAAAACACATAGTATCATCGTAACATGCAAATGTGGAAAATCACTTTGTTTAAAAGATAGGTTTCCAGACAAACATCTTTGTACTTACATGGATGAATTATTTCAAATAGAAAAGATTGTTAAGGAAAAAATAATAAAAATCTAGTTCTATGGTATGTCTTCTTCATCTCGCACTGGATTTAGCGCCGGAGGAGCTGGCTTAACAAAAAAAGGTGTAAGTGTCAACGGAAACACTGCTGGTGGTGACAAAAAACAAGGCATTGCATCTAGAGTACGCGATCATTGGGCAAATCGTGCAGTACAAATAGAGGCAAATGGCACGGTCCATGGTCGCAGTTTGATTTTTCACATGAATCAATTAGGTGGTGTAGGTGTTGGTCACAGTATGTTTCGTGTAGCTGGTAAATACACAAACCCTCGTGCTGTAAGACGTATTGCACCTTATTCTTTTAAATTAAGATAAAGTATGTGGTATATTTGTCTTTTATTTTATTTTTTGCAGTTCCAACTTGCAAAAATAAAATCGCCCTCCAATCCTTCTCCTACAAAATCATGGAAAGAAAAATTAAATACATTAATACTATGAGTGAAGTAGAATTATATGCTATCCGATCTAAATTTAATCAAGCTAAAACAGAATATAAGGCTTTACTAGAAACTATTCAAACTTCTTGTTTAGGAAATAAATTATCTAAAGAATGTCAAAAGGCTTCAACATTAAATGCAGAGATGCAAACGTATTTAGTACAAATGTCTGCTCTCCTCGAAAAATCACCTTCCTCTTTAAAAAATCAAAAAGAATTATTAAAATTGTCCAATGAATTAAATTGGGAAATGGAAAATTTAGCTAGTGTAGAAGCAGAAGAAAAAGATATACAAGTAATTGCTACCATGAATTACGTGAATGCGTTAACATGGTCACTTGCTTCTATCACTATTGTATTTATCTTAGTTTATCAGTCTAGAAAATAAATCTATATACTAATGGAATATTTAGATACACTCAAAAAATACATGGCTGGCAAAGAATACGCCAACAAATCAATAAGGTCAGCTGATGGCGCCATTGCATATGTTACTGCAACAGGTGTATCCAAACATTACACATCTATGGAGAGTTTAAATGCTACCGCAGGAAAAAACAATTGCCCTTCTACTTTTATTCAACTAACACCAAAATGGAATGATTTAGGATTTCCTATTGGGTCCACAATGAAATCTGGTCAATCGTGTGGAAATGAAAATACATTTATACAATCAGAACCACCTGAAACTAAGTTTGATTGGAAATTTTATTTAGAAAATAACGGTGATTTACCACAAGCCGGATTAAAAACAGAGCAACAAGCAACATGGCATTGGAATAATCACGGAAAATATGAAGGACGTATACCCAACGCCACTATCATGTCATCAATGGCTACTTTGGGAAAAGTTGGATATGTAGACGTAGACACAAATTTTCATAAAGTACCATTTACACCTACTGGAGATTACAAAGTGTTTTCTTCTAGATCAAACGTGACTGGAACCAAAATGGAAGATTGTAGTAAACCTACTCCTCTTTTACGATATGGAGAACCAATCGTGTTTACACAAAATAATCAAACTGGATCACTGAATTCTACTGTATTCTCATTCGGTAAAGATAGTAGTAAATTTTTTTTAAGACCACCACCAGGAGAAGATCGACAAGGACAAGTCATTCGTTATGGTGATAAAGTATGCATTACATCTTCTACCTCTTCTTATACATCAGATTGTGGGTGGTGGGGATGTAAAGTAGCTACCGTAAATGCGTCTACCAATCAAATGGAATTTGGACCAGGTGGTAATAAAACTACAACGTTTCAATTAATTCCACCCTATGGAAGTAATTATGCGGTTGGATCTGATATTAAATATGGATATCCTTTTTCCATCATGACAGTTGTCACTTCTAATGTAGCCAATTTGAAAAAAGGTGTTTCGATAGGTTGTAAAGGTGGAACACAACCACAGGGTATGCCAGGTGGTGTCTATCGTTATTCTGGAAATAATACGATACAATATTATCCAACACCAGAGATCGCTTCGTCTTGGAATCCAGATTGGGGAAATACAACAGAAATAGACTGTAGTACCTACAAATTAGGTGAAACGGCTACTAAATCAAATACAAATTCCTTTAAAAATGGAGATACAGTAGGATGTGGGTCAAGTTTGCCGGGAGGCGTACAAGGAGGGATTTATCGTTATGTAGATGATAATGTATTACGTTGGTATCCAAATGGTGAAATTGCGCGCGCATGGAATCGTAACTGGTCGAAACAAATTAAATGGTCAAATTGTTCTACGTACAAAGCAGGTGAACCCATGACTTTTACAATGAACAGTGCACCAGAAGAAGAACCGGTACCAAAATTTGCTTATGTATCGAATGGAACCGTGATCTTTGGTTCATGGGGAGAATCAAAGGGATCCAACGTATTTTCAATACAATTCACTGAGATAGATAAATCGTGTAATATAGAAAAACTCAAACAATCTTGTACAGATGATTGTGTAGGATTTGTTCATTCTCCCACAAATCATACATGGCAAAAAATAAAAACAACTTCTTCTCCAAGTGATTATAAAATTACTGGTACCTTACAAGACATGTACGTAAAAGAAACAAAAGTAAATTTACAGGATACATCGTGTGAATCTAAAAAGAGTTCTTTTATTGACTCGACCATTTTTGCAAAATATCCCCAAGGAAGTGATTTGAAAGTAGGAGGATCAGGACAATGTAAAGGTGCTAAAGCACCAGATTATAAAAGTCAAAAAATATCAGATGAAGCAATAAGAATGGCTAACGATTATGATCCATCTAGATTGACGAAAATGCAAAAACAACAACAACAGAACTCCTCTTCTATGAAATTTAAAACAAAAGAATATAGCGATGTAATCCAGGGGATTAAAAATACACCTTCCACAGATACTTTAGAACAACAATATACTGACATGACAGTGTTTGATAGTCAAAATAAAACAAATTTAATAATATGGGCTGTGATAAGTACGTCTATTTTAGCTATTTTATTGATTCGTAATCGTAAATAATATTTTACTATAACATGAATCTACAAGATACAATTACTAAAATCAGTGAGTTACAAAAAACAGAAGAAAAATTATATTCTTCTTTGACTCAAAATGCAGAAAGGGTTGCCTTAGGCAAACAAGACACCTTTACAGAAAACGATATAAAAATGATTACAAATCAAATTAATTCTTTATCGGCAGCAAGAGTCAATTTATATAATACCTTGTCTGATTTATACAAATCTCAAGTAACAAGTGAAAGTACTATGAAAAAATCGTTAGATCAACAAACAGAGACTTTGCAATTATTAGAAAAAGAATTAAATAAATCAAAGAAAAAAATGTCTGCTTTGAAAGATGAAAAATTAAATCATTTAAAAATGATTGAAATTACAACTTATTATAGTAAACAATATGATGCACAAAAAAGACTTATGCAAATCATTGCAGGATTAGGTATTTGTTTATTTATATCCATGTATTTTCAATTGAACGTATTAACGACTGTCATTATTATCGTAGGAATAATATGGATTGGGTACAGATTATTGAATATGGCAATGCGTGATAATGAAAATTATGATGAATTCAGTTTTTTTTATCCTAAATCGAAATCTGGCGACTCACATCCGATTGGTCTTTCAGGCCCTGGCATTGGAAAAGTTTGTGTAGGGTCGATTTGTTGCAATGAAGGAACGGATTGGGATGATCAGTTGGGATGTGTTGTAAAAAAATAAAATATACCATCTTTGTATGGATATACAACAAAAATTAGATTCGATTCAATCCAGTCGTGAAAAACTTTTAGAAAAAACACCGTTTGAGCATAATGCAGATAAAGTAAATGAATCTTATCAAGAGGTAATACATGCAAAAAAAATAAATGAAGAAGCTCCAGAACAATTAAAACAAGCAGAAGAGAATTATTACAAAGCAAGATTTGGTGATCAATATGCAGATGTGCAACGACAAAAATATATCTCTGAAAGTAAAGAAGTATTGCAATCGATGATGACAGAACATCAAGATCAATTAAAAGATTTAGATGATAGATTACAAACGTATTCTGCATCTAGATCTTATTACAAAAATCTGGGAGAAGTAAAAAAAACATGGTTAGAGAAAATAAAAAAATGGATTCGTCAAATACAAGAATCACAAGCCAGTATGAACAATAGAAATGCATTTTATGCAGAACAAGAACATGTAAAATTATCTGGTTGGATTTTATTTGAAAATGTATTTTTGTTATCTTTTATTGTAGTAACAATAGTCACTACAGCAATGACTTATAAAGAATCAGATTCACATGAAATAATGATAAAAGTAGTTGGCATTATTGTCTTAACTTGTATCATGCTTTTTACAAATACAATATTAACATGGTTACGATATTTACCAAAATCAGTGACGTTTTATACACAATGGGGATATGACCCTATGGAATCTAAATTACCATGGTTATTAATCGTACTATTTGTTTTATTTGCAACCATTTGTGTAGTCTATGTAGATACCATTACTGCTTTTGTAAATGAAATGAAAGATAATTATGTCTCTTATAAACAATCACAGCGATCTAAAGATCGTCAACAAAAACTTCAACAAGCAAAACAACAAGAAGAAGAAGAAAAAGCACAAGACGAAGAAGAAAGAAGACAATTAGAACAACAAAAAGCAGAACGACAACCACCAGAGGAAGCATCCGTATGAAAGATTTTAAATAGATAACATATGATTACCGAACAAGCTATTCATACTTTTAATATATCCTCCCTTTTATTTACTATTTTATTATGGGTTGGATGGATACAAAGTACACCCGTTTTATTTCAACAAATTAGTTTTGTCGTTAAATGTGTAGTAGGTATTTTGCTCATGTATAAATTTAATGATTTTTGGCCATCCAAAACATTTACAGTGATTGATCGAAAAATTTGTTTTTTAGCAGGAACTTATATTGTTACGTTTACGTTGGGTGATTTTTTAAAAAGGAATATCGTCACGGTAATTTAAATGAGAATCTAAATGATAAATCAATAAATAAATCTGATATTTACGCTCCTCTTGCGTATATACTGGAATGGTATCCAACATTTTTCTTACATAATGATTATAAGAAGGATGACTTTGATGTGTTCTTGACCAATGTGGTGCAGGATATTTTTTAGTAGGCATAATTTTTAAATTTTTACAATGATTAATATTGATATCATACAAAGCAGGATGTTTGGCTAAACATTTTGGTATCAAGTGATGATCTTCCGTAAACTTTAATCCCATTTCCTTTTTTAATCGTAATCTTTCTTTGTTTACTTTTCTATCAAAATCAAACAAAGAATGCGGAACATAAATCGTGCGAAACAATACACCTGGTATAATAGATAACATGCTTAGCTTCATACTATACCTATGATTTTGTTTTTAATTTAGTACGATATCTTTTACGAGACTTACCACCTAATCCTTTTACATTTTTATATTTTACACTATGTTTTGTATGTCCTAAATCAACGACATATCTACCTGGTTTTATATCAACTATTTTTCCGATAGAATGATTCATAGTTGTATCTGTTAATCCATGTAACATAACTTTATCTAATGGTTTTACATGATGTAATTTAATACTGTTCGTTTTATCTTGAAATTTAATTCTATAATAACCAGGAGATTTTCCAATGATAGTTCCAATTTCACCAGAAACAGTTACCATGGTACCATTAGGTAAAAAGGTAAGTGTATACAGATTATAATCTTCACTATTGATACGTCTTTTAACATCGTTCCAATTAGTTAAAGTTCCATGAATTAAAAATAAGGTAAACGTCAATAATTGAAATGATTTTTTTATAAATCCACTTATATATTCAAAATCACTATCTTTTATTTCAGGTGTACATGTATTCCCTTTTTCTTTTGGACAGTTTTTCATTAAAAAGTGTTGTATATTTGTAAATATCTGACTTACAGAATCATCCTCTATTAAACCATATTTTTTTAGAATCTCATGATTTTTTAAATAAGCTTTATGCTCTTGTATTAATGGTTTTGCATCAGGTAATTGTATTTTATCTAAATAACTATAGGTCGTATGAAATGGTTCATGAATACAATGTAGCCAAAAATCTCTATATTGAATTCATTTTTAAATCCAAATGATTCATACCATGTATATCCTTTTTTTAACATAGATAATTCTTGTAATGAAATAGATTCTGTTTCACCAGTAGATAAAATATAATTAATTTCTGATGAATCTACTAATTCTATAGTTGGAATATTTTTAAATAAAGCAAATTCTAGTGCAGTTGTAACGGTTTCTTCTCCTGATAGACTACATTTAGTAACTGAATAAATAACTATAGTAGATAAATTATTAAAAATTTTTAATGTAATACACTCAGATGAATGCACATTTTTGATTGCAAATATTACATATGTTGCTTTATAATCTATCTGTAAGTTCGAATATACTTCCATATTTTCTTTCAAAAAAATGTAAACATTCTTTCTCCATACTATTATTCAAGAAATAACACACCATCTTTTTACAGGTTCATGTATTAAGTCTGGTATAGGTTCTAGAATGGTTTCTGGGATAGGTTCTATGGGTTCAGGAATGGGTTCCGGCATGGGGGTGTGAATATCAGGAAACATTTCAAGAATCAACGACTCTGAACCAAAAGTAATAATTGTATCTTCCATACTATTAAAAAAGATAATATTATGAATATTGAAGAAGAAATTGAAAAAATGAATACACCGATTGTAAAGAATTATTATCCAATTCATGAAGCATGCAAAACAAATAATATAATTGCAGTAAAACATTTATTACCGCACGTAGATGTAAACATTTGTAGTCCCATAGGCACACCTCTTATGATCGCATGTAAATACAATTATTCAGAATTAATAGATTTATTATTGAGATCACGACGTGTTGACCCCAATATAAAAGACGAAGAAGGTAATATTTTTCTTCATTATTTAGTACAACATCCTGATGCACGCGATTTAGATATTTTTGACTATTTTATGATTGATAAAAATAATGAAGGCGTCACTCCATTAGATTTATTAAAATTATATGAACTATTAACCATAGACATTGTAGAAAGTTTACCTCCAGTTTATTTTTTTGATGGTCATGGTTGTGATACGGGTATACTAAAAAAAGTTCCTGACAATTGTTTGTATGTTACAATTGCTTTATGTGGAAACAACATAACAACTGGGCAAGTAAAACATTTTTATTCCGTTGATCCAGATTTGTTACTAAATCCAATAAAAAATAAAGATGCCATAGAAAAACATATGAAATTACCTATTCAAATTTATAAACCAGGTGATACTTATTCAGATGTAATTTATTCAACGCCTCTTTTTTTTAAAGTATCGAAAGATAAAACTCCGGACGTAATAGAGACGTTGATATTAAAATCTGGTTTACAAAATGTCTATTTAAAATCTTATGACATTTATTCAGTAAAAAGTAAAGATATAAAACAAAAAATATTTCAATATTCTATTTTGCCACGCATAGAAGATATACCAGATATTTCGGAAGAAAAAATAGAAAAATGGAAAGTAAAATTTCGTCAATCTGAATTATTTGAACATTATAAAGGTATTTATTATAATATTGCTTGTAGAAGTGCATGCGGTGAAATTCTTAAACCATATATTGCATTACGTAGACAAGATTCCATTACAAGAAGAATCGCAAACGGAAGTATTAAAACAATGAAACAATTAATAGAAATAGATAAACCCACCTTATATCAATGGATAGATAATCCAGGAATAACTTTTGATGCACCAAGAGATGAATTATTACGTATATTAGATATATCTGACGATAAAAAAGCTTTATTAGTACCTTATAAATTTATAGGCGGTAAACGAAAAAAACGTAAATCTAAGCGTATTTAATTATTTTACTTCATGTGTTTTTTTATCTTGAAATAAAAGGTCCCCTTTTACATAAGCTTGTTCAATGATTTTTTTATTGGATATAATTTCAACATCAAATGAAATGGGTTCACAACATAACGTAATCGCATAATACAACATAAACCTACGTTTTTCTTTACAAGAAGAACTATATGCTCCAGAAAATAAAGATAAAATGGCTCTTACAATTTTTTCTACCAATGGATCTTTAGCGTACACTAATATCGTTTCCCATACTAACCAAATTGGATCTTTTGGATGACAATAAGGTCTATCAGGTAATACACATTTATGTTTGTGAAAAAAAGATAATAACCATTCTACCCAAAAACATGCATCCATTGCATTTTTTTGATGCAACATATAGGATAATTCATTCATGGGAATAAATAATTCTTTCGGATCATTTTTTTGAAATGCTTTATTGAATTCAATCGTTGGTGCTTTCAAACGTGTTTTTGGTATACCATCTTCCTTTGGTATAAGAACAATTTCGTACGCATGACTTCTTTTTGAACTAGCTAATACACATATCATTTCTAAAAATAATTTTCGAATTTCTGCATTATTACGTACAGCTAATTCAGTGTTACCTTCCATGATTGTTTTAAACATTTTATATCTCATTTCTAAATACAATGGTAACTTTGGATTCCCTCGATGTATGTGACGAAACGAAAATAAAAAAAGTAATTCCCACAAATCTAGTAATAATCCACTACAAATGAGTTCAGTAGTCCAATAACAACATGCCTCTAATAAACCCTTATTCATTGTATTTAACCATTCTTTTTTCACGTCAGTACGTTTATATTTGGAAAAAGTCATTATCTTGAATTGATCTTCTGTTCGTACATCTTCAATCATATACGTTTCAAAGAAAATACGTACTCTTTTTAACTTTAAAAAAAAAGAATATAGTATGTTGCTTCAAACCATTTTATGTATTTTATGCATTTTAGCTTTTTTACATTTATTTTCAAAACCAAAAGAAGGATTTTCTTCTTCGTATGCATGCGCTTTTGATAAAGACCATGTTCCTTATTACGATACATTGGTCTATGATGGTCTCAAACAAAGCCAAGAAATATTTTTTTTAAATCCTATCCTACAACCCAATAGTATAGTGTTAGATGTAGGATCTGGTACTGGTCATTTTGTGGATGCTTTACACGAAAAAGGTCTCCAAGCTACTGGTGTTGATTCTTCGAATGCTATGGTACAGTATTCCAAAAAAAAATATCCACATGATTATTTAATAGGAGATGTAACGAATACATCTCTTTTTTCAAATGGAACTTTTTCCCATGTGTCGTGTATGTATTATACCATTTATTACTTAAAAAAAGAAAAGTTTTTTCAAAATGCACATCATTGGTTAATGCCTGGAGGATATCTCATTGTCCATCTTTCTAAAGAATGGAAGTATGGTCCAACCTCGAAATTTCAAGGTCCATTTACATATTCTTCATCCCATGTTTATGATAAACACCATGAATTTATAACAGTGAAAAAAAAACGCAAACGATTTGAACACAAAATTCAATGGGAATCTATTTCTTCTATTCTTTCTATTGCAAAACAATATGGGTTTACAGTACATTCCATTTATAGTTATCCAGTTCCTTATCACGGTGAATTTCTCTACGTATTACAAAAATAATGCTTTCCATGAAACTGGAAAAGCCTTCTCAATTAATTCACTAATTTGTTGAGCATATTCATGTATCTCTTTTTGTGCATGTGGATCTAAGCGCAACTTACACAAACGTGCATATGCAGCTAAAGATCCGGTTTCAATAAATTCAGTATAAAGACTCATGGGTAATACTGCTCTTGCTATCTCAGGCGCAACTTTTTGTTCCAACAAAGCGTCATATGCTGTTAGAGCATTTCGCATGGCTTGATCATAAATCTCTTTTACTTCTGGATTTTCAACTACAGTTTCTTTCGAACCCTGTTTGAGATTAGGATCTCGTTCACGAAATTCGGTTGGAAACCATAATTCAGGCGGTGTATCGACGTATCGTCGGCTTACCTCGTTTCGTGCAAAACCAATCGTATGACGAAACCATTCTCTAGCTACAAAAATAGGCATTTTAATACGAAAACGAAGTTGTGGATGAAAAAAAGGACTGTTATGGTTATGTTCTGCTAAATAATGAATTAATTTTTCATCACGATTCGTCATTTCAATAGATTTTTTATGAAAAGAAACGCGTGCAGCATTCACTACCGTCAAGTCATTGCCAAACGTTTCCAATAATTCAATCATATCTAAAAAAAAGGGTTCTTTTTAATATCTTTAAGGAATATGGAAGATTTCGACTTTTCGCTTTGCCACGGTGACGGTGTCTGGGATACGCAGTATATTTGTTGTCCCTATTGAGCCTGTAGAAGAGTTAGATGAATATGCAGACTTGCCTATTTATGAAAGAATTCAGTTTCTACTCCTAGACTTGTGGTTAGATCAAGCTTTTTTATTACAAGAATAACATTTGGTGTACTTTCCTTTTCCATCAAAAGGTTCTTTGCATATAGAACAAAGATCCTTTTTTGCGTCTTGATTGCATGTAAAACATCGTTTAAAAGGTGGTTTTACTGGTTTACCACATTCACATTTAGGTAAACATTTCCAACAAGTGGTATAATCGCCTTTGCTTTTGAAATCTTCCTGGCATACTGAACAAGTATTCATTCTTAAAGATAAAAGAGAAATTTCTTTTTCAATTTTAAAGTAAAACTAACCTATTCTAGTTGCAAGAATAGTGATTATTGTATGAATGGTTTGTTCTAGGGCAGATGCGCAATATACTACATCGTAACATGGTGATAAAGTAGTTACGGGTAATACAAAAGTAGAAAAACAAATATATTCACTATCACTTACACGATGTAACGGAAATTTCATAGGAATAAGTAAAGAATTTATGGTACTATAATGAATATCTGGAATAGATTTATATTGTGTAAATTGAATATGTAATTGTATCATCCAAACACCAATATCTGGAACTTGAAAACTAACAAGGGTATGTTTTGTAAAAGTGGAATGTAAAGAAATAATTTCCTCAAAGTTCGTAATTTGTGTTGTATATCCAATACATTGTTTTGTATAAAAAGGAAGAGTATCATAATGACAATAAAAACCCGTAAATGACATTTCTGTTCCCACTGGTCCAGGAGGACCAGGAGGCCCAGCTTCCCCAGGTGGACCAGATTCGCCAGGTGGTCCAGCTTCTCCAGGTGGTCCAGCTTCTCCAGGAGGACCAGGAGGCCCAGCTTCCCCAGGTGGACCAGATTCGCCAGGTGGTCCAGCTTCTCCAGGTGGTCCAGCTTCTCCAGGAGGACCAGCTTCTCCAGGAGGACCAGGAGGCCCAGCTTCCCCAGGTGGACCAGGAGGACCAGGCGGTCCAGATTCTCCGTGTATATTGGTTATCAATATAGGTATAGGATCTTTTTTAGGTAAAAGATATTTCATACGATTCATTATATTAAATAGATAAAGTATGACATGTAAAGGGCTTTGTTTTTACGAAAATCAAACAAACAAATATATTAAAAATCCTCCATGCAAATCATCTTCTCATTATAATATGATTCTTACGTTAGATAAATCACCTTGGAAAATGCCTACAAATGAAAAATCAAAATATAGTTCCTATATACGTGTATTAAGACGTAGACGAGGTGTATTATGTTGTTAAATTACCAATTACATTGTGATGGATCCTCACCATGTCCAGAAGCATAACCACCACATGTTTCACTAATTTCACTTTCATATTTAGAGGATGTTAAAACCCAACAAGTGCCATTGAAAAATATAATGTATTCATCACTTTGTGATTTCCATAATTCACGACCAAAATAAATAGTTGTTTGCTTAATGTACATATCTCCATAATGATTCGGTGTTTTTAAGAAAAAACGATTTATTTCTTTTACAGGAATTGCATGTGATAGACCTACATATTCTTTTAACACTTGAATATATTCATATGTTGCATTGGTAGGTGATACATAATCAAGCAATGAAGGATTACGTCTATATTCAGATATTAAATCTTTACTACAAAAATTACCTTTATAAAAATGGGTTTTTTCTAATGTATTCGTAACACCTGCCAAATGAAAAATATTTTTTTCATGATATTCTCTTGTATTACTTGTAGCCCATGAAAAATCAAGTGTTTTATGAACACGTGTTTGGTTTCCTTGTTTCCAATATGTCCATAAAACACACCACATATCTGTTGCCCAACTTTGAATATGATGTTCGATCGGATAAGTAGATTCATATTTTTTAAATAAATCATATAACGCATTGCATTTTAATTCTACCTCTTCCCAGTAGTCAGAATCTACATTTTTCAATAAATATTGTGCACCTCCAGAATGAGGCTCATTTAGTTGTATTAAAGATTCATCCATTTCAAATAATTCTAACATTTTATGAAGTAGATCATTGTCTGGTATTTCTGGATACTTTGTTTTATATCGATTAGATACACCACATAAATAATTGTATCCAATGTAGGAAATGGTATCTGACACGTAGCCAAAATTATCTTGTAATAAAGAAGGAAAGTCTGGTAAAGACACTAAAAAAATATCAGAGTCATGATAAAATATTTCTTTACCTAATTCAGGAAAATCTCTAAAAAATTTTTTTAAAATATGTGGACGTATAGATGGAATATATTTTTTTTGTGATGATATACGTGTATCTTTATAAAAATGGATATGTCCAGGATATTTCTCAGACAATGCTAATCCTTTGGCAGATGGTTGATCTACATATCCAAATACAGCATGACAATTTGGTATATTGTGCTTACTAAATTGATACATGTATAATTCTACCTGCCAATGAAAATAAACTACATCAGGTTGTGCAGAAATAAGAATCATAATATGAAATAGATTAAAATAATACAAAAATAACTAAATCAATTTATAATAAATGTAAGGTAAAGCACCTGAAATTGAAACTTCTTGACAATATTCGTTCGGATAACTACGTACATATGTAAAGACAGACATCCATTGCTTGTACATTTCAATCCATTTGAATTTTTCAAACGTTCCAATACGATACGTTTCATCGTGCATCATAAGATATCGCCCCCCTTCTTTCAAATTGTACCATTGTACCTGTTCACAAGAATACGTTTTGTCTCCTTGTACTACTTGAAGCGGAAAAATGATTTCGTACGTTTCAAAGCAATCCATTATACTTTAAAATGTAAAATGAAGAAATCAATTTTTAAACAAAAGATTAAAAAATTGATTTTAAACAAATAATACTTCATTATAACAATGAACGAATCTACCATTCTAGGAATTCAGTTCAGCATTCTTTCACCTGAAGACATTCGCAAATCTTCAGTCGCTGAAATTACAAACAAAGAAACGTATGTTAACAATAAAGCAGTCGTCAACGGATTGTTTGATACGCGTATGGGTGTATTAGATCCTGGTCTCATTTGTCCTACAGATGGTCTTGACTATATTCAATCTCCCGGTTATTTTGGCCATCTTGAATTAGCTAGGCCAGTCTTTTATATTCAATATTTAGACACGATTGTAGGAATCATACAATGTATCTGTATCAAATGTAGCAAATTGTTGTTAGATAAAAAAAAGTATTCTTCGTTATTGTCCTTATCCAATGAACGTCGATGGAATCAAGTGCATACACTTTGTCACAAGATTACACGATGCGGTGAATCTAACGAACATGGATGCGGTTGCAAACAACCTACCAAATACAAACAAGAAGGGTTTGCGACTGTTCTTGCCGAATGGAAAATGACGGATTCTCCAGCCGTTACCTTGAAAATTACACCTGAAATGTTTATTAAAATCTTTCGACGCATTTCCGATGAAGACATTGCCTTTATGGGTTTTAGTCCTCAATGGTCTAGACCAGAATGGATGGTCTGTCAAGTATTGGCCGTTCCACCCCCTTCGGTTCGTCCATCCGTTAAGTATGATTCTTCCCAACGAAGTGAGGATGACTTGACCTATATTTTGGTACAAATCATGCGCATCAACAAAACGTTACAAGAAAAGATTGCACAAAATGCACCGGCTACGGTACTAGAAGATCATCACACGATGTTACAATACTTTATTGCTTCGCTAGTGGATAACAAAATTCCCAATGCAAAACCCGCAGCGCAACGTTCGGGACGTGCCTTCAAGTCTATCAAAGATCGTTTGAATGGAAAAACCGGACGTGTACGTGGTAACTTGATGGGAAAACGTGTTGATTTTAGTGCAAGGTCTGTCATTACTCCTGATCCAAACTTGTCGATTCGTGAATTAGGTGTTCCCTTGAAAATTGCACAAAATATTACCAAACCAGTAACTGTCAATGCGCGTAACATTACTATGTTAACGACACTTTTGAGAAATGGTCCTGATGTATATCCAGGTGCCAAGTTGTTGGAACGTGTTAGTGAAGGACGGTCCATTCATATTTCCTTGAAATATGCAGATCGTGAATCTATTCAGTTAAGAGAAGGTGACATTCTTCATCGTCACATGTTAGATGGTGATGCCATTCTGTTTAATCGTCAACCAACACTCCATCGTATGAGTATGATGGGACATATTGTTCGCGTCATGAAAAAGGGCAATACCTTTCGTATGAACGTAGGTGATACGAAACCGTACAACGCAGATTTTGACGGCGATGAGATGAATTTACACATGCCTCAATCGCTAGAGGCAGAAACGGAACTGAAACATTTAGCTGCGGTACCAAATCAAATTATTAGTCCTGCATCCAATCAGTCTATCGTTGGTATTTTTCAAGATTCTCTTCTTGGTGCATTTCAATTTACACGTGAACGCGATAATTTTGGACACGCCGTTCATTTTGATGCATTGACTGCCATGAATTTGGTTGTTCAATTGACCAAAGTGGACGAAACTATTTTCCAACAAGAGCGTATTACCAACATGCAATTGTTATCTTTCATTCTTCCACCCATGACAAGTTATCAAAAAAATAAATTGTTCAAAGATGGTGAACCAGAAACCTCTAATAATATCATTGAAATCGTCAATGGAGAATATAAACGCGGACGATTAGATAAAGCTGTATTAGGATCCACTACCAAGGGATTGATTCAGCGTATCTTTAATGATTATGGAAATATGGCATCGGCAGATTTCATTGATAATATTCAATACATTGTGAATGAGTACATGAAGTTGAGTTCATATAGTGTTGGCATTCAAGATTTAATGACACCTCAAGAAACACAAGATAAAATTAAAGAAATTATTCGTGGTAAACGTGCAGAAGTAGATGCTTTGATTGCTCAAACTAAGTTTGGCGCCTTTAAAAATGAAACGGGTAAATCTAACATGGAAGAGTTTGAATCCAAAATTAACGTTATTTTGGGTGAAGCTAACACCATGGCTGGCAAAGTTGGCAAAGAAGCTTTGTCTCCTACCAATCGGTTTGCTTTAATGGTACAAGCCGGTTCTAAGGGTTCCGACATTAACATTTCCCAGATGGTTTCTTGTTTGGGACAACAACAAGTAGAAGGAAAACGTATTCCTTATGGTTTTGAACATCGTACACTTCCTCATTTCACCAAATACGATGATTCTTCTCCTGCCAGAGGATTTGTTGCTTCTTCTTTCATTGGTGGATTAAATCCGTATGAGTTGTTCTTTCATGCACAAGGTGGACGTATCGGTTTGATTGATACGGCAGTCAAAACGGCCACTACTGGGTACATTCAGCGTCGATTAGTGAAATCCATGGAAGATTGCATCAGTTTGTACGATGGAACTGTTCGAAATAATAAGAATAAGATTATACAATTCTCATACGGTGAAGATAACATTGATCCTGGTAAAGTAGAAGCGTTTCACCTACCACTTTGTGAAATGAAATTAGAGCAAATTTATCACCATTATCATGTACAAGATGGATCGTATACCAAAGATGCAGGTGCTAGATTCAAAGATCAACAATCCGCATGTAAAGAAAGGTGCAAGTATTGGATTGACTTTATGGTAGATGCACGATCCAAATTGAATCAAAACGTATTTGATCACAAAAATGAGTACAAGATTCATGTACCCGTTGGCATTCCTTATTTAATGTCACATTTCATGAATCAATTCTTATTGACATCTGCTGTACTCGTTGACATTACACCGTTTGAAATGTTCACCTTGTTGGATCAGTACTATGCAAAATTAGATGGATTAGGTGCGTACAAACCAAGTGCTCTTTTCAAAATTGTCTATTACTATTGTTTGAGTCCCAAGGAACTTCTCAAGAAACATTTTACACGATCTGCACTCATCACATTGTTGGAACAAATTGTACAACATTACAAAAAAACTATTATTCAACCAGGTGAAATGGTAGGTATCATTGCTGCGCAATCCATTGGTGAGCCGACCACACAAATGACATTGAATACGTTTCACTTTGCTGGTGTAGCAAGTAAATCCAATGTTACCCGTGGTGTACCTCGTATTGAAGAAATTTTATCCCTCTCTGCCAACCCTAAAAACCCATCGGTCACTATTTATTTAAAAGAAGTTGATGAGACAAGTAAAGAACGCGCACATCATTTCATGAATATGATTGAACATACCAAGTTATCGGACATTATGAAAAAAGTAGAAATTATATTTGATCCAAACAATGAATCCGTACCCAAAGATCGTGCTTTTATTCGACGTAATCAAGAATTTGATGAATTGTTAGCTGATTGCGTTACGGTAGAACAATCCATTGATACACCATGGGTCATTCGGTTAGAGCTTAACGAAGAAGAAATGCTTCGTAAACGCATCACTATGGATGATGTGAATTTGGCGATTAAACAAAGCGGTATTGATATGATGCAGTGTATTTATTCGGATTACAATGAAGAAGAATTAATCTTTCGTATTCGCCCGATTGATACCAAAAAAGTAAAAAATAAGAATCGAAGTGTCTTTTACAACATGGACTACGTTTATAATTTGAAAGAGGTGCAAACAAAACTATTAAATGTTGTTTTACGTGGTGTCAAAAATATTCCAAAAGTAAACATTCGTACAGTGAAAAATAATGTATCCTGGACTCAAGGAAATTATGAAACCAAAGAAATATGGGTATTGGATACGATTGGTACCAATTTATTAGATTTACTTGGGTTTGAAGGAATTGATGCAACACGCACTTTTAGTAACGATATTAAAGAAATGGAGGATATTTTGGGTGTAGAAGCAGCAAGAGAAAGTATTCTATCGGAACTTACCGAGGTGATTGAATTTGATGGTGCTTATATCAATGATCATCATAAAACATTGTTAGCAGATCGTATGACATGCACTACACCCATTACGTCCGTATTTCGTCATGGTGTAAATCGAGATGATATTGGACCGATAGCCAAAGCATCTTTTGAAGAAACACCAGAGCAGTTTTTGAAAGCAGCAAGACATGGTGAAGTAGATAACATGCGTGGTGTGTCTGCTAATGTTATGTGTGGTCAAGAAGGATATTATGGTACAAGTTCATTCAGTATATTATTGGATATGAAGAAATTAGCATCCTTTACACCAAAAGAGAAGACTACACCAGTAAAAGATATTGTATTTGGCAAAGATTCATGTGATACCATTCAGATTCACAATAATTTGGGGTCGATTGCAGAAACGGTGAAAGATAAGGAAGTTGAGTATACCATTCAACTGTTTTAATTTAAAAAATAGATACTATTAGATTAATAATGGAGATACGGTATTCTATCCAGCATTTTGATGAAGAATATAAACAATTATGCGACGAAAAATCATTACTATATTCACCCGAATTTTTATATAATGTACTGTCTTGTTTCAAAAAAAATACAATTTATTCCATTAGTACAAATCCTTTTTTAACGAATTTTAAACCACTATGTATTAAAATTGCTTGTCATATGTTGTCTCTTCGAAATAGGCTACGCAGATTTATAAATAAATGGAGAAAAAAACGTTTACCTTCCTGTAACACATGTGATTTATCAATGACACCATTTGAAAAAAATCGGTTGGAATTAATTATTGATTCTAAAAAATATACATTTCATGCGTATGAATTACAACAACTCATTTTTTCTTCCTTATTGCATACAGAATATTATATGATTGTAGAACCGTTGCCTATCAAAAATCCATATACTGGTATTGCTTTTACCAAAAATATGTTATATTATTTATATCTTCATTTGAAAGTTCATCCTCTCTTTTTTTATTATGCAAAAATGGATTTTGATTTAAAACAATTTTTATTACAATATGAAGGATTATTAAGAACACATTTGATTGAAAAAACAATTTTAGAATATAATGAAACAAAAGTAAAAACGGTATGTAAAAAAATGTTAGAAGAATTGACTATATTTAATTTTGCTACGTGTAAATATGAAACCATTGTTACGATGGATAAAATAAAACCACAATGGTTGAAACCATTTATTCTTCAATATTATCATTCATTGTTTTCATTGAATCCTTATCAACGTGAACTGGAATATAAATCATTAATACGTAAATTAGTATTGTTGAGAGATAAGGAAATAAATGGATTCATGTATATTATTCCATAAAAATAATATTTTGTTTATTCTATGAGTGCAATGATGACAATAGGCATTGTGGTGGGCTTTTTAGTTCTTGTCTATTTATTGTCTTGGTTATTTACTACTTCAAAAACATTAAGCAATATATCAGATGGAAGAACTGCATTAGTTATTCCAGCCAATTCTCTTCCAAATAGTGGAAGCGTTAATTATAGTTATAGTATTTGGGTTTATATCGATGATTGGTCCTATCGATATGGAAAAGAAAAAATAATTTTCTTAAGGGGTACTTTAGGATCTGTATTTACTCCTTCTCTTACATTGATGCCAACTGATAATAGTGCAGTTGTAACGATGACTACATCAGAAGAGCCATTTGATTGTGTTATACCCAATATTCCCATACAAAAATGGACCAATATTATCGTCACATTAAATAACAAATCGTTAGATTCCTATGTAAATGGTAAATTAGTAAAAACATGTGTTCTTCCAGATGTACCCGTCGTAAATCCAGATGCACCTATCTATTTAACGCCAGATGGTGGGTTTTCAGGCTATACGAATCGGTTTCAATATTGGAATACACCCATGAGTCCACAGCAAGCATGGAATGTCTACAAAAAAGGGCCTGGAGGAAATATATTCAGCAATTTAATCAATCAATACAAAATTCAATTTAATTTTATTAAAGGTTCCGATGTTCAAGCCACCCTTACACTTTAAGAAAGAATCCCGAAAACTTTTTCATAGAATACCTCATGTTTACATTACCCATTCAATATGTTGAACATCAATCCGTTCCTCTCTCTGTAAAAGAAGAATTGGAACTGATTGACTCTAAAGACGTTGCCATTTATCATCGTATCTTTCCGAAATGTAATATAGTAAAAGATCTTGCCTCTTATTACACGAAAGATGTCACTTTTTTAAAAGAGTCTACCAAAGTACATGATTCTTATTCTCCCATTCAAATGGAATTTATTACTCATTGGAAACAACTCAAGGAAAATAAAGAATTTAAATTAACGTATCAATATTTAGAATCACCATGGGTTTCTTCCTTTAATGAATCGCGTACCTTTCTTTTTATGATTAGCATGTATTTTGTTACTTCACCTGTGTTATTTGTAATCATGCCCTTATTATTATTATTGTTACCTTTTTTATTATTGATACGTCAGGGACTACCATTAGAATGGTCACATTATATGACCATGTTTCAATTGTATTCCACAAAACATCCATTATTTGCAATGGCAAATTTTGCAAAACTACCTTCTTCTCAACAAACAAATCAGTTAGGTGCACTTGTCTTTTTTTGTGTACAACTTTATGTCAATATATACACATTAGTTAGCTTTTATAAAAATTTAACCCATGTTCACAAAGTGATGAACTCTGCCAAAGTATATGCGAAAGATACGTTGAAACGAATGGATGAATTACAAAAACGTATTCAGCCATTATCTTCCTATCAATCATTTTTTCAAGATGTAGTAAAAAAGGACCTTTTGTTAAGACATTATCTAGATCGATGGTCTGTACCCACAAACTTATGGTATTGTGGAAGTAATCGTGCCTTTTTTTACGAATTGTACCACAAAGAAGAATTAACACAATTAATTGAATACACAATTGGATTGAATGAATATTTGGATTGTATGACATGTTTGAAAAAACTGAAAAAGTGTTCTTTTGGTGACAAAACTACATTCAAACAAGCTTATTATCCCATTCCAAAACCAGTCAAAAACACGTATACATTGAAAAACATGGTAGTTACTGGTCCCAATGCTTCTGGCAAAACAACTTTTCTAAAAATGACATTGATTAACGTATTATTATCACAACAATTTGGCTGTGGGTTTTACAAATCAGCAACCATATGTCCTTATGATACATTTGCTTGTTATGTGAATATACCGGATACGTGTGGTCGAGACAGTTTGTTTCAGGCAGAAGCTAGACGTTGTAAAGAGATTATCGAAGCGGATAAAACAAAGAGGACGTTATGTATTTTTGATGAATTATTTTCAGGAACTAATCCAGAAGAAGCGATTGCTACAGGAAGCTCCATGCTTCGATATTTATTAAACTATGATACGTTTGACTTTTTATTAACAACACATTTCTTAGAATTGTGCAAAGAAATGAAAGAATTACCTATGAAACAAATGAGAGAATATAAATTAAAACCAGGTATTTCCTTTGTAAAGGGGGGAATACGCGTTTTGGAAGAGATGAATTTTCCAGAGTCAATCGTATCTCAAGCAAAACATTATGCGGATAAATAAATGAATTATAGTATTTTTTTACACTATGATTGTTTTTGCCATTCTAGGATTATTGATTGGTGTATTGTTTCTTTTTGTTCGTCAAAAATTGAGTGCTTTAGAAAGTAGAGTCAATTTATTGACCGATACGGTTCAAACCATGGCGGGTTTAAATCGATTAGAGTATGTAAATGAGGAAAAGGAAGAGGAAGAGGAAGAAGAGGAAGAAGAGGAAGAGGAAGAAGAGGAAGAAGAGGAGGAAGAGGAAGAGGAAGAGGAAGAAGAGGAAGAGGAAGAAGAGAAAGAGATAGTTGAACAGATAAAATACGACGATTTAGATATTGGATTAACCATTGAACCGTATCACGCGGAGTCTGAAGTTAACGAAGTAAAAACAATTTCTTTAGAAAAAAGAGTCGTATCCGATGATAATGTGAATTATGAGAGTATGTCCTTGAAAGATCTCAAGGAAAAAGTAACGTTAGCAGGAGGCCCTAAATTAAGAACAAAAAAGGAATTAATTGACTTTTTAAATAAAAAGGAATAATATGAACAATATTCATTCTAATTTTCCTGCAACTATGGAAGATGGACGTGTTTATTCAAATTGGCAACCTACCGCTGTGATTAATGAACAAATACGACAAAAAGAACACATTAATACCAATTGGAATTATAGAATTTATCTTCAAAAAAATGCAATGTCTATTATGGAATATAATAAAACAGAAGCTTGTTTACAAAATGGTTGCCCTTCTACGTATGGACGAATGCCAAAATATGTAGAAGGTGATTTAAAACAAGATTATTTATCTCGACAAGAAATGCAAAAGAAAACGTACGGGTTCCAAACATTACTTTAATTTTAACAAGGATCCTCCATATCAAATGATTTCATTTCATAAAGAAAATGATTGGATATTCTCCATATTTTTCTTTATGAAATCCCATTCATGCTGTTAAACCCTTACCAAATTCAATCGTAAACGTCTGGAATGTAAACAATGTGTTGATTACATTGCAGAATTCATTCCAATACATGAATAATGTAACAATTTCATAATTTAATATTTTTAAAAATTCTTTACATTTTTGCAATGTATGGTTTATATTAATTATAAACATTTAAATTTATTCCTCTTTCTCTATTTTATGGAGTATGTTCATAAAATCCTATCTGAACCTGGATTTTTAGTTCAACATCATTTAGAATCTTACAACCAATTTTTAGATCGTATTCCCGTCATTCTTCACAAAAAAAATCCCATTACCATTCTGAAAAAACAAAATGATCAAGGCAATTTTCAGCATGAATGCAACATTTATGTAGGAGGCAAAGAAGGAACCGATATCGTTTTTGGTAATCCACTATTTCATGAAAATGGTGTTCAAAAAATCATGTACCCCAATGATGCACGCTTACGCAACATGACGTATGCTTTTAGCATTCATGCCAAAATTACATTTACTTTTACCATTTTAGGACAAGAAATGCCTTCTTATGAATTCACCACTCCCCTTGTTCTTTTAGGGTATTTTCCCATCATGATTCAATCCAAACAATGTGTTTTATCCACCGTACCAGCCGATGTTTGTTTCAATATGGGTGAATGTACAAGCGATCAAGGCGGATACTTCATCATCGATGGAAGTGAAAAAGCCATTGTTTGTCAAGAAGGACGCGCCAACAATGCCATTGTCGTCATGAAGAAATTTTCAGATAAATATTATTACGGAGCCATTATCAAATCTGAATCCGAAGATGAAACGAAGTTGGCACGGTCTACTACCGTGTACATGGTTACGAAAGAAGATAAAGATGGAAACCACGATGGTGTTTCTCTTCATCAAATTGTAGTCGAGCTTCCTGATGTACACCACCCTATACCACTTTTTATTGTCATGCGGGCATTAGGTATCATTTCTGATAAACAAATCATTGACGTTTGTCTGCAAGGTGATGAATCACTTATCCCTTATTTTCATGAAAGTGTTTGTGATGCTGGAAGTATTTATACGCAAGCCATGGCCATTCAATTTATTGGTACTTTCACCAAATACCATTCCATTCATTATTCCCTTCGTATCTTATCCGAACTCTTTTTACCCCATATTGGTGAACTTAATTTTGTTGACAAGGCTTACTTTTTAGGATACATGGTGAAAAAACTGCTTCGTGTAGCCGTTGGCATTGATCGTCCTACCGATCGTGACTCGTATCGTTACAAACGTGTCGACACAACCGGTGTGTTATTAACGCATTTGTTTACTGATTTTTATTCAAAACAATTAAAAGATATGCAACGTGTAATTGATCGGACCTACAACAAAAATGAAAAAGTGTACGATGATCCCGAAGTGTTTCCCTCTTTGTTCCGAACCAATTATCGTGAATTCTTTGAAGAACGAATTGCTGAAAAAGGTATACTTAGCGGATTCAAAGGACGATGGGGTGCTACTTCGTATACACAAAAAGTAGGTGTGGCACAAAAGTTAAACCGTCTCAGTTTCAACTCTTCCATTTCTCATCTTCGTAAATGTGTCCTTCAAATTGATAAAAGTGCCAAAGTAACTGCACCGCGCCTTTTGCATACGTCTCAATGGGGTATGTACGATCCAGTCGATACACCCGATGGTGGAGATGTCGGAACACATAAGCATTTAGCCATTGCTTGTCGCATCACGGAAGGATTTTCCAAACAAGTTGTCTTTGATGAAATCGAACATTTACGTATCAAACTTATTCCTTTGGAAACGTTTGCTAATATTCCCCTTTACGTCAAATTATTTGTGAATGGAGAATGGCATGGTTGTGTGGAAGATCCACAACAAGCCGTAACTTTGTTACGCATGAGTCGTCGTCACGGTCGTCTCCCCATTTCTACCAGTATTAGTTGGAACATTGGTGAAAATATCTTGTACATTTTTACTGATGCAGGACGATTACAACGTCCACTCTTTTATGTAGAAGATGGTGTCATGGTAGAACCAAATCCAACTCTTTCTTGGAAAGAACTTACTCAAGGAAGAGCAAAACATCCTTGTGCCATTGAATACTTGGATACGGAAGAATCTAATACGTCACTTATTGCGTTTTCCAAAGATGAAATCACACTTCATACCCATGTAGAAATTCATTCGTCGCTTTTGTTAGGATTCATGGGTAATCAAATTATTTTTCCAGAACATTCTCCATTACCTCGTAACTCGTTTTCTTGTGGTCAATCGAAACAAGCAGTTTCCATGTACCATACCAATTATCAAAATCGGATGGATACCATGGGTGTCGTTCTCAATTATGGACAAGATCCACTTGTTCAAAGTAGTTTTCTTCCCAAATTTAAAACGTTACCTTATGGTGTAAATGCAATTGTAGCCATCATGTGTTATACGGGATACAATACAGAAGATGCCATTTTATTCAACCGCGCTTCGTTAGAACGTGGTATGTTCAATACCAGTTATTTCAAAACATATGAAATGCAAGAATCAGCAGGAGATTCTCCTATGATTTTTGAAGGTGGTAGCAACACCGATGAGTTCGGACTTGCACCTCTTCAAACAAACGTAACGCCCGAAACTGTATTGATGCGTATGGTGAGCGGAACCCATGTCAAAAACATTTATCCAAAAAAAGATCAATTAGGACAAGTAGATCGTACGTTTATTACGGATCATCCTCCAGGACACCGTATGGCCAAGGTACGTATTTGTCATACACGTACCCCTTCTATTGGCGATAAATTTGCATCTCGTGCAGGACAAAAGGGAACCTGTGGTTTGGTAGTAAATGAAGAAGATATGCCATTTACCGCAGAAGGAATTCGTCCTGATTTAATCATTAATCCGCACGCTCTTCCTTCTCGCATGACGTTAGGACAACTTATTGAATCAGTTCTTGGTAAAATTGGATTGGAAAAAGGTGCCAAAGGTGATTGTACTGCCTTTAATACAGAAATACAATACAAGGATGAATTAAATAAAATGGGGTTTCATAGTAGTGGAACGGAAGTCTTATGCAATGGCATGACGGGAGACATGTTAGAAAGTGACATTTTTATTGGTCCTACTTATTACTTGCGGTTGAAACACATGGTAGAAGACAAAATCAACTTTCGTGAACGTGGTCCCAACACGGCATTAACACGTCAGCCCGTACAAGGACGATCGAATGAAGGTGGTTTACGTATTGGTGAAATGGAACGCGATGGCGTCATTGCCAATGGCATGTCTTCTTTTGTACGTGAATCCATGATGACACGTGGTGATGGAACCATGTTAGTGAATAGTACACGTAAACCTTACCGTATTTGTGTGGATAATCATAGTGGGTTAATTGCAATTTATAATGAAGGTAAAATTCAAAAAAGTATTCTAGATAAAGATGCATCGTACGAAGGATCATTCAGCGTAGTACAAGTACCGTATTCGTTCAAGTTACTTTTACAAGAATTAGGCACCATGAATGTACAAATGCGATTGATTACTTCAGACAATATTTCTCATTTTGAATCGATGAGAGGTAAAGAAGTGTCCAAACCATCCTTCTTTTCATTATCGAATGAAGTGTATTCTCTTAAAGAAAATCGGCTTTATGTATCCAATGAATCCGTGGTCGTTCAAAATGGCGAATCCTTTGCCAATTGTTTTGACGAATCAAAATCGTTTGAACATGCTACGTTAAATCCAACCATGTTCCCTTGCATTGAATCCGAAAAAGAAATGGAACAATTAAGTGTCTCTGTTCGCGATATTAATCCTACTGCGTATGAGTCAGTATACCATAAAGAACGATGCTCGTTTGACATTTACCGAACTACTCCAGATAGTTTTGATACCACACTCGATTACTATTGGTCCAAAATGAAAACTGGAATTTTTGTTAGAATTAAGAACAACAAGGTATGTAATTTTATTTTAATGTATAATGTGAACTACGCAAATGATTTTGATATTAAAAATTTTGATGAATTTATGGCATCTTTACCTTCTAAAAAGAAGAAACAAACGTCTGACGATAGAACTACCTGGCACGCCACAAATTGTCTTTTACGTACAGAAAAAAAGAGTATGGATAAAGATCCAAATGAAGCGTATTTACCACAATTTTATGACATGTTGGTAGAAACGTGTAGTCACCGAAAAGTGAATGATTGTCTCTTTTTCATGACACGTAAAGATTTTCCTCATTTACGTAAGGATTGGAAAGAATCGTTTGACTCTATTTATGGAGACGTAGACATGAAGGATGCGTACAAAGGGAAACCATTTATTCCAGTAGTTGCACAAAGCACAACAGTGAATCACGCAGATTTTCCATTTCCAACCGGTGATGATTGGGAAGACATTTGCAAAGATAAATATTTTGCATCCTATCAAGGTGGTCTATTGAAATGTAAAAATGATAGTACGAAGATAACACCTCTTCCTTGGGAAAAGAGAAAGGTAGAGTTTATCTGGAGAGGTCAAGGTACCGGTTGCGGAAATACCCCAGAAACAAATCCTCGCATGAGATTAGATCAATTGACACGGGAAGGTACCATTGAAGGATTAAATGCACGCATTACACGTTTCACAGATCGTATCAAGGCTGTGCGAAAAGAAGACGGACTTCATGTGGAGTACAAAGGTAGTTCACCGGAAGAAAATCGTATTTCTATGGATCAACAAACCATGTGCAAATTCATTATCAACGTAGAAGGTAACTCTGCTGCGTACCGTTTTGGTCCTTTATTCAAATTAGGATTTTGCATCTTAAATGTAGATTCGCAATATACATTATGGTTTGAACCTATGATTCAAAAGTCGCAGATTACAGATAAAGATATTTCTGAAGCTCATTGTATTCGCGTTAAACATGATTTGAGTGATTTAGGTGAAGTAATACAATGGTGTAAAGATCACGATGATATCTGTCAACGAATTGCACAAAATGCAATGGCGTTTTATAATGCTCATTTTACAAAAGACTTTATTTATGATTATGTTGCCGATTTGTGTAATTCAGTAGGTTCCTTATTAACGCCACAAAAGAACATGTATGAGGTAGATTCAGCAAAAGTAAAATCATTACGACCAAAAAAAAATACACTAAATATATTGTCATGCAAAGCATCTACTGGTGTTTCGAATAAAACAATTATCTTGGTACCTTATCGTGATGATGGAAATCAAAATCGGTCAGAACAATTGAAACAATTTTTGAATCATTATAAAAATCTTCCCATTTTGATTATTGAACAAAGTAACGATGGAAAGAAATTTAATCGTGGTGCCTTGCTAAACATTGGATACGATTTTTGTTTAGAAAAGTTACCTAGTATTACTACGTTTGTATTACATGACGTGGATATCTTAATGTCTCAAGATGTGATTCACAAATATTATACGGATGATGGAAAAGGGTTGATGCATCTTGGTGGGTTGGTAAGTCCTTCTAAATATGATGGTGATTTCTTTTTAGGTCGTGTGCTTCGTGTATCGAAAGAAGTATTCAAACGAATGAATGGATTCCCCAACACCTTTTATGGTTGGGGTGGTGAAGATGATGCGTTAGCTCATCGTATACATGATCCGTTATATCGTCCGAATGAACCCAAGGAAGGAAAAGAAATGGACACAACCAATGATATTTTTGCAACAAAAGATCCTGCCTTTGTAGAAGGATTTAAAAATGAACGTTTGATTGCAGATCAATTACAATGGAAAATTGACGGTGTGAATTCACTTCAGTATACCATTGTAGAACACAAAACATTGAATGAATGGTGTCACAAATTGACGGTAGAACTCGCACCTACGGCAGAATATAAGAAAAAAGAAGAGAAACCAGAACCTATTATAGAAAAAGAAACGGAAGAAGTAGAAGTGATTGGTGGAAGTGATACGTTGACTTTGAAAAAAGAAAAACTAATTTTTCTTAATTAAATATAAAGATTTTGCAATTATCTCAGTATGCATCGATTCATTATTGCTAGACATGGTGAATCTATTTGGAATCAAGATAGTAAATTTACTGGATGGACAAACATACCATTGACGTTTCGAGGTAAAGAAGAAGCACATGACATGGCCGTTACTCTTCAACGACACAAAATAATTCCTACTATTTTTTTTAGTTCCGTGTTAGCAAGAAGCATTGATACGTCGACCATTATTCAAAAAACATTTCCAAATGCAACCATTCATACGTCTTGGCGATTAAATGAAAAACATTACGGTACGTTGGAAGGAATACCAAGACAATACATTCGTGAATTATATGGTGATTTGTTTACAAAAATGATGAGGTCTAGTTATAATATGAAACCACCCATTGTTAAACCATTTTCCTCCTCTATTTATCCAGTTTATAAAAATTGTTACTTTGAAACAATTAAAAATGGTGAATCCAAAGAAGATGTATTGAAACGTTTATTGCCTTATTATGAAAATGATATTTTATATACATTAAATGAAAAACATACTCCGTTTATTGTAACACATAAACATACCATGCGTGTACTAATGAAACATTTGTTACAAATGAATGAAGAAACGTTTGAACAATATGAATTACCAAGTAAAAAAATGATAATGGTTGAATTAAATGATACATTTCAATATGTTAGTCATCATGAATTAAGTTAATTTTTTTGATTTTCTTCTTTTTGTTTTCTGTGACTTTTTTGTTTTCTTGCTTTTCTTACTTTTCTTTGATTTACCACCAGACCATGAACCATTCATTCCAAGAGGACGACGACGTCTTGCTAATATACGCATAAATTCTAGATCTACTGCATTCAATTCTTTTCTTGTAATAGGAGATCGCATATCTATTCCTCTGTGATGGTTATAAAAATGAACAAGATCATTTAAAGTATAACATTTGTTATCTGTTGTAAGTTTTACTATTCTACCTTCTTTTAAATCATCGTAGGTGATGGGGCTTTCTGTTTCTCCATTACATTCACCCATAGTTGCTAATCTAATACCAGGTGGTAATGGTGCCATCCATTCGGGTGGTATTAAACCAGGATTTGCATGAATACGGTCGATAATTGTTTTTAGCCGACGAGCTTCAAATAATTGATCTTGAATAAGCCCCATACATTCTTTTCCCACCGTTCCATCCTCTCCCCTTTTTTCCCATACTTCACGATTTGATTGATATTTAGTCTTGAACGTTTCGTATAAACCACACTCAATTAACTCAACTTTTAATTGATCTTCTAATTTAGACAACTCAAACGCAACAATAGGATGTCTTTCTGCACGTTCAAGAATGTCACTTAACTTTTGTTTGTATTTTGCTCCCTCTTTCAAAGTTGTGAATTCAACAGTTAATGCTAGACGTTCTGCTATAGTATGTGAATCAAAAATTTCAAAAGATTCCGGATCCAGTTCAGATTTTACCAACGCTGCCATATTATATAGTCATATAATATGCGATGTCCAAATGGAACACGAAAAAATAAACAAGGTGATTGTGTAGCAAAATTCAAAGAAAAACAATCTCAAAAACGATGCCCAAATGGTACACGAAAAAACAAACAAGGCGTTTGTGTAGCAAAAGACGCTAAAGAAAAGACCGTACATGAAGATTTACAAAAAACTGTTTCGCGTATTCAAATGTTCATGAATCGTACCAAACATAAACGTCGTGAAATGTACCTCAAATCAATTTGTAGTGAAGCAGGACTTTGCATTGCGTTCGGCATTGAATCTATCAAAATCAAAGAATTTTTCAATCATTTTTCTTTTGAATTGGTAGATCAAGTAAAACGTATTGGCGCACCTTCTTCTAACGGTTTTGTCAATGAACTTCGATATACAAAAAGAGGTTATAATGCGTATGCGGTTTTAAAATCAACAACTTCTTATGAATCGGATAATTTAATGTATGAATATCGTGTTGGACAATTTTTAAATAAAATGACTTTTTTATTCCCTTGTTTTTTAGAAACCTACGGGTTATTTAAATATAAATCTTACGATGAATGGAATCACATGAGAACCACAAAACAAGTGATCCCTTCGGTATTTCGTAGTATGCTTGAACCTCAACCATTTGATTTATCCGTTGGATGTGAAAACTCAAGATACATGGCCGTATTGATACAACACATACGTGGCTGTAAAACTGTAAGGGAAACGTTGAACGAACATACCTTTCAGCATATTCTTCCTATTTTATTTCAAATATATTATCCTTTATTTCACATGCGAAAGAATTTTACACATTATGATTTACACATGGAAAATGTTATTTTATATGAACCCGTTCCTGGACAATATATTGAATTTCATTATCAAACAGAAACCGGTGTGATTACGTTTAAATCGCCTTACATTGCAAAAATTATTGATTATGGTAGATGTTATTTTAATGACACGGAAGATTCCAAAGATATTTATGACGAAGTATGTCAATTACCGAAATGTAAAAAAAAATGTGGAGATGAACGTGGATTTAGCAATTTTAGATTATCCAATGAACGCGGATTTTATCATATCGTAACACAAAAAAAAAATGAAAGTCATGATTTACGTTTTTTAAATAGTGTTTTACAAACATTGAAAACATTTGTAACACCTGCATGGTTTAAAGAATATACCGATTCTATCAAACTAGAATACAAACACATGTATGGTACACCAGAAAAAAGTTGTAAACGAAAGCAATGTGATGTAGAAGGTGTTTACAAACAGTTGGAAAAAATAATACCGTTATCGAATGTACAATTGGATGGATATCATACTGAAAAATATGGTGATTTATACATTTATGGTAACAAACCTATTGAATTTAGAAAAATATAAATCTAGGAATTAAGATTAAATGAAATAGCTAAACTTAAAAAAATTGAGTTTAAAATTAATACATATCTATAACAATGGACATTTCAGTAACTCAGGTTTATTTGTCTCGAACCCATCTTTTAGAAATTCTAAAAGAACAAGGATATAACGTTTCTAATTATGATCATTATAGTTTGTCCATGATTGGTAGCATGATGGAGAATAAACGGTTAGATTTACAATTAACCCATACTTCGGGAAAACAAGTCTTTATCAAATATCATTTAGATACAAAGTTGGTGATACCAACGGTGACTTGTTCTTTATTTGACGAAGTGGATGGAGAACCACCCATTTTGAAAAAAACAGATAACCTTATCATCATTGCAAAATCAGACCCTAATGATACCATGATTGCTGACATGAACAAATTATGGAATGACTCTTCCATTTATGTTTCTGTTCTTAACATTAAACGACTCCAATTTAATATTTTGAAACATACTATTGTTCCCAACCATGTTTTGTTATCAGAGGAAGAAAAAACACAACTCTTTCAAAAATATCACATTCAATCCAATGCAGATTTGCCTACTATTAGTCGGTATGATGCAGTCGCTCAAGTATTATGTATGCGTCCTGGCATGGTATGTCGTATTGATCGAAAAAGCAAAACGGCAGTCATGACACAGTATTATCGTGCATGTGTTTAACGCCAAGATCCCGCTTCTAAATGTTGAATATAATTTTTACTTAAAAGAGCAATTTTCTTTTTTTCGTCCAGTGATAATCGATGATATGCAGTAGTAATAACATCTGGACCGCATACCCATAATATATTTGCATGGGATGCATCTTCTAAAAAAGGCAAACGATTTGCACATTCATCCAATGCATCTTTCAATAAGGGATGGTGCTTTGTAAATCCAAAAGCATAATTTGCAATGCGCATCGAATGAGAGGATTGTTTTGATTCTTTTGGACCAAGTGTATGTACCGGCACTATTTTTTCAACACATACCCATGGTTCTTTTGGAAGTTCTTGATGAATCAGACAATCACAATCTAAATAAACACCTCCATTTTCATAAATATAAAGTAAACGTCCAATGTCTGCTTTGATTACCCAATGAGGAATAATATCCCAATAAGATTGAATTTTTGGAAAAAGAGGTAATAAAGGTTCAATATCTTTTGGACCTAGTACTTTATAATTTGGTAAATAACGTGCATTATGCTGAAACACTTTTTCATTGGGAAGACGTGTTTCGTTAGGGTTCATATTCCAAAGATACATAAAGTGTTACAACATTTTTCTACGTTTTGTTTTACGCTTTTACGATTACGTGATTTGCGTCTAACCAATCTATAATTATATATAGTTTTCTAAAGTTCGTGCACTACAATCTTTGGTTGTTGTATATTTTGGCATCCAATAATAAGGCAATACATCTACTTTATAATGTTCATTGTATAATGTTTGATAATAAAACTGTTCCATCGTAATAGATGTGTCTACATACTGTGTTTTAATTTCTTCCGGTATGGAATCTTGAATGATACTAAACCAAGAACGATTCAATGAACTAACCCCATCACTAAATGCCTCTTTTTTTCTCCATAAAATTTCTTTCGGCATATATCCTTCAAATGCTTCACGTAACAATTCCTTTTCACATTGTGTAAACCGTAAATCTACCGGTATAGACAAATACATTTCTACAAAAGCTCTATCCAAAAACGGTGTTCTTGCTTCCAACCCATTTCCGGAAATACACCGATCACTTCGTAGTGCATCAAAATAATGAATGTCCTGAACTAGACGTCTACATTCTTTATCAAATTCAACGGCAGTAGGTGCACGTTTCATATAAAGATATCCTCCACATACTTCATCAGACCCATCTCCATTAAACACTACTTTGGCATCACTATGTTCTTTTATATACTTGGCTACTAAATAATTACCTACACTCGCCCTTACCGTAGTTGTGTCACGACTTTCAATCATGTGAATAACTTCTGGAATTGCATTTAAAAAGTCTTTTTCTTCTACTATAATCGATGTATGCTTCGATCCTAGGAATGTAGCCATGATTTGTGCATACTTCAAATCTTCACCACCTTCTAATCCAATGCTGTATGTTTCTAAAAGTTCTTTCATACCCAATTCTTTACGACATTGATTCACCAACGTAGCAATCAAACTACTATCTAGCCCTCCTGATAATAAACAGGCCATAGGTTTTTCTGTATTCATTACACGTTTCTTTACACAATCGTACAAAGTATCACGAATACGTGAATGAGGTGTTGAAAAAGAATGTTGAATAGAGGGCATAGAAGTATACCATATGGTTTCATCCATAGAATAACATACCGTTGTACTTGGCATCACTGGTTCAATGGTTTGAAAACAATCCGGAAACATTTTTAATTCCGACGCAACACAAATCATATCCCCACATGTAGCATGATATAATGGACGTACACCATAAGGATCGCGTGCGGAATAATATACTTCTTTGTTGGAATCATATAAAAAAAAGGCAAATTCAGATGCATCAATCATGTGAAGTGTTTGTTCGATGCCATACTCTTCATATAAATCTAAAATAATTTCACAATCTGATTCTGTCTTAGGCGTTTTATTTATTTGCGCATAAAGAGCTTTATGATTATAAATTTCACCATTACAAATTAAATAAATTCCATTTTTTTCAAAAGGCTGTGATCCATTCGAAATGCCATTAATAGACAATCGATGAAATCCTAACCATACATTTCTTAACGTATAAAAAATAGATTCATCTGGTCCACGATGTTTACCTTTTTCAAATGCATCCATTGCGGTTTTGACAAAAATAGATGGTCTTATTAATGCAAAAATACCGCACATATTATTCTTTTCAAATGAACCATTTATATTGTTTTTTGAAGCTTCCAGCTTCACCGGTAATGGGTCGCTCCCAGGTTCTCCCTACCAGTAGAATGTTTCGTCGCCGATAAGATTTCGTATGACAAGATGAAGTGCTCTGGACTCCATATTTTCTTGTGCTCGTGCTGTTGCACTTGGAATAAATGTATATCGAAATAATTTATTAAATACCATGTCACATATCGGTGTTTTTTTGTGATACATTAAAAATGTATAATCATGTAAATATTGGACACGATAACATTTTCCGTTGATCCAAGTTACATAGTGACGACCACGTATGCAATTAGAAACGTCCATTTTACTAACCAAAATCTAGATCATTTCAATTTTTATTGCGTCTGCCGTTTTTGCTTCATAATTGATTTCAATGATATCTCTTAGTTTTTGATTTAAAAAAGGCATTACTATGTTATGAGTTATTGTAATGTAAGAAGTTGGATTTATTATGATTATTTTTTTAAGATTTTTACTAAATTTGTTTGAAATCAATTGTGACAATTCAATCGCAACATTGATCTGTATTGCGTGAGTAAATCCAAACCCTGCACTATCAAACATCCAAATCCACTCTTTGTTTTCAGGTATTTCACTTAACACACCATCATAATGATTGATAATACCTTTTACATCATAATACAATGTAGCTTGTGCTGGACATGTATAGTAATAGAATATTCCATTTTTCTCTACTTTTTTTAATGAATGACTAGAAGGCCATAATGTACATATAGGACATTTGTATTGCATTATAATCTATCAATAAATGAACTTATACTTTTTATCATAATTGGTATCCCAATAAAACTGCAATAGTTTGTTGATAATGTTTGAAATAAAATAGATAATTCCATTTATTGTGTGCTAATGGTGCGGAACCGTAGGTTCTGCCTACCAGGAAAAGAGTTCATCACAAATGACTTTGAGAATAAGGCGAAGCGCACGTGCTTCCATTTGGTCTTGTACCCTTTCTTTGGCTGGTTTATAATGATAACATTGATACTCATTTTTATAATAAGTATTACGATTCAATCGTTGTTCTGTACTTATATTAAAAACTATCGTGATGTAAATTCCAAAACGATATTTTACAAGACAATAATTATCTTCTATGTTCATAATATATAATTTTTTTTCTATCGTGTCTTCAAAATCTATTTTACCATTGCATCCTATCGATTTTTCGTACCATTCATCCATTTTATAAATAAGTAGGAATAATTCAATTTTAAAGTTTTGATTTTAATTACATAAAATAGTAAAGTAACTTATGGAAAATGAAAATGCAGATATTAAAAAAAGTAAAGAATCAGAAATGGAAGGACCACGATATGCAGATATTGGAGCAATTCAATTAACTACAGAAGAATCAAATAAAATAAATGAAATTTTGAATCTATCTTATGAGAATGTTGAAGAACCGGAATCATTTAAACATTTACATTTAGGTACAGTACCTAATGTAAAAAATACCTTACCAATGTTTACGGGCGGTACTTTATTTCCAGGCAATGGAATGCAAGTGTTCAAAGATATTTTAAATTTGAAACAAGAAGATAATACTTTACTGTTTGTATTTACTCTTGCAACACCTATAGAATTACCATTTGCAAAATGGACATTAGCCGATGGTAGAAAGTTAGTAATGTATTGTTACATGTTTACTAATGCCAATGTAATTAAAACACGTGTTTATCCACATCAACGATTGGGATTATCAGCCCCGTTCAATCATTTGTATGTCAATACGTATCATAAGGGTCATGCTTGGAATCTGGATGCTCCAGATGAAACAATTGGTGGGCATTATTTTCGCAATAGAAGTATTAACTTAGCCATGCCTCATATGAAATTAAGTGATTTTATTTTTTCTGATGATATCATAATTGGTGACATAAATATTGCTGTTGTAAAAAATCAGGAAAAAGTAGTTAAGGAGTTAGAACCACTTCCACAAGAAATTGTGAAAACAAAATGTATTTCACTTTATTGGGATAAAGTCATCAATCCATGGCAATATCTTCAAAATGATGTTGTTCGATATACGGCCCATCCCGACGTACAAAAATTTATATCTCGTTGGCACCTTTTCCAAAGTGGAGATTCAAAACTACAGAAAGATAATTGTAGAAGTATTCCTGGTAACCCATCTATAAGAGGAAACGTTCAAAATTTAATTGATGAAGTAAAACAAAAAGAAATCGAATATGATAGTTTATTTTTGAACAAAGCAAACTTGACAACCGTACAGGGACAAGCTTTATGGAATGGAACTATATGTGATAGGTTTTGGCGAGGCATGGCTACGCCATACAATGCAGATAGTAATGGAGATTATCAAATTTTAAATTATTTACATACAAGTGTTTCTATAGAAGTAGCAAAAGGTTTTATTCAGGGTTTAGATAATCCGACGTTGTATTGTTTTTTAGTACAACCTGGTATACCTTATATTAGTTATGATAATAATCCATATTGTTCTCATTTTAATATACGTGAACTTGAGGTCATGTTTATGCGTGATGTAATAGCACGACCAACTGGACCACGACAAATTAATCCACATATACATCCATTTATTCCATCACAAACGCTTCGATTAATACCATCAGCTTCTTTATTATCTCGAATACAAACACACCACCTTCAAAATACACTTACTTTGACAGCTACTATTTCAGGACACGTGCCTTTGTGGGGCATTGCTGATAAAATAGTTAGTGCCATTCAGGATGTATATAAAAGTCCACTCATTGATGGAGGTCCAGCACCTAGTCATTCCACTGTTTCAGTGGGTGGAACGAAACGATCAAAACGCAAAAAACGTACTAAAAAACGTAAACATTAACCCATGTCTACCATGTAAATAGTTCATCGCCTATTACGTTACGAAGAATTATTTGAAGAGCTCTTTCTTCCATTTGTCTTTGTACACGTTCTTTTGCCGATTCATACTTGTACACTCTATCTGTGTAATCAAATGAATATCGTATATGAATGGGTGTAGTTTTTCCTACTTTTAATAAAATACAAAATTCAAGAGAAATTAAATGTTTGGCAACATATCTTGTATCATCTTTTAATCGTAGTTGATATAATTTTCCAGATTTGCATTTCCAAACGGACAATTCCATGTTTATACTATAAACATGGAATTGTTTCAATTTTAACAGAACCTACAGTTCAGCACTTCCTTGGTAGTTCTAAAACTCATAAGGGAGGTGCGGAACAGTAGGTTCTGCTATTATAATAATAAAATAATATAAAGACCTTTGCACTATTACTAGTACGAGATGGCCCGTAACATTGGTATGGTAAAGTGGTTCAACAACAAAACCGGATATGGTTTCATTACCCTTGACAACGAGGATATTTTTGTACACCATCAGCAACTTCAAGTCGCACAGAACCAATACAAGTACCTTGTTCAGGGTGAGTATGTGGAGTTTGAGAAGAAGAATTTGACCGAGGGAAAGCATCGTACCATGGCGGTGGATGTAACTGGTATTCGTCGTGGTCCTCTCATGTGCGAGACACGGCAGAAAATGCGTGAGAATCGCGAGGAACAATCTTAACTTTTGTATTATGACGTTGTAACATTCCTACACAAAGATCTGGCAAAGTAGCCACCATATTCATAATAGTCCGATAGTGAAAGATGCATACACATGCATCCTTTTCTAAACGAATACTATACCACCAATAAGGCGGAATAAATAATAATTTACCTTTTGGTATAGTAAGTTCTAAAAATTTAACTTTTGTTTTTTCTTTCCATGGATTAATCGTACTATAATACTCTTGTGATTCATGTTTTTTTATTTCATTTAAAAATTTACTGTTTCGAGGAGGGCATAATTTTACAGTGATACTACCTTTTGTCACTGCAAAATAATTTCTATAATGATTTTTATATTGTAGACGCGTAGTATATTGATCACTACCCATTAATAAATCATGGGTTATGGTAGTTACTAAAGGTGGCCTTAACAACAAAGATGTATTTGTATAATTATTTTTTAACAACGTATCCTTTAAAAATTCTGCATTGTCGTACATTGCGTAATTTTTTTCAAATAATTCTTTTACATTTTCAAAAGTAATAATTGATTTTTTATATTTTTGATCATACACTAATACATCAAACGTTTCAAACTCTTTACACATTTCTGAACATTCTGATAAATCAGAATCTTCATACTCAAACAAAACGGGTTGTTTCAAATCACATATTTCTTCTAAATTTTCCTTTTGAAATATAATTTCATATACCTCCAAGTCATTATTTGTTTTTAATTGAAATGTAATATGCAGATAAAAAACAATCACTATCACAACCGTTACTATGACCGTTAACATAAAGAGTAGAAAATGGATCGTTTTATATTGTTTATTCTTCTGTTGAAAAAGAAGCAAAAGAAGGTTCGCCTACTTCAGACAGTGGCATGGTCCCTTTCTTTTTGGTACTCTTAATATTATTTTGCTTTTCTAAAACCTCACATCTCTGTGTAAGTGCAACAATTTGCTTATTCAAATTACGTATCAAATCTACTAAAGAATCGTATTTTGTCTCTACTTCACTTTCCGTAAAAGTAGTATCTTGTTCACCAATTTTTTCTTCTAAAGCTTTGAATTGCCTTAAACATACCTGTTCATGGGCAACTAAACGTTTTGCTACCAATTGTACGGCATGAGACGTATGAATCAAGGCATCTTCTTTGACTGGAGTCTTTTGTTTAGACATAAAGAAGTAGAGGACTAAAAAAATAGAGTATTAACGAATAATTTTTCTGATTACTATTCATGGAAGAACAACCTAGCTTTTTTTCTCATGTATTTAATTTTGAACAAGAAAGCAGAAATCAAATGGTCAATATAGCTCAATATACTGTTTTTTCTATTGTATTTATTACTTTACTCAATCGCTTCATTCAGGATTATATGCCTGAAGTAGATAAAGATAAAGGAAGTCTAGCCATTTTTGTAGAAATTTCCATTCAATGTATTGTTCTTTTCTTAGGCATTGTATTTATTCATCGTATCATTACGTTTATACCTACAGTAAGTGGTGCAAAATATGCAGAACAAAATGTAATTACCATTATTTTACCTGCATTGGTTCTTTTATTAGGAACGTCTAGATTAGGTGAAAAAGTTACTATTTTAGTTGATCGGTTGACTGGACAACCCCCTGTAAAAAAAATGAATGCTCCTTCTACACAACTTTCCATTTTACCAAAAACACCAACTGTAAATCCAATCAATAGTCCTGAACCAGATTTTAATACCATGTTTGCAGGACCTACTAACCCTTTAGTGAACGCTGCCTCTCCAGATTCGTTTGAGCCCATGCCTTCCAACTTTGGTGGAAGCATATTTTAAATCATTTCGCCACGCTTTCATAGATGGACCCATTGTCTGCACAGAATACCATGAATCACCACGGTCATTTTCATGCATCATAAGTTCCAACCATTGTTTATATTCTACAGGATATTCTTTTGGATTTACTAGAATGTCCTCTTTGGTACGACAAAGAGGACATTGAATCGGCACTATTTTTACTGTAGGCACTCGAAAAGGATAAATCTCCGTCGATGTTTGTTTTACATGACGATAACATTTTTCACATAAGCTATGTGAACAACTTTTCAAATAATAAGGATTAAGAATAATTTCGTAACAAATAGGACATTCCATTTTACATGTTTAATAAGAATGGTTCAATTTTTTATGGTCTATTACTATGATAAAATTAACTATGTACACATCATTAATTCTATCTGTTGTAATACAAATTATAACTGGCATTATCGAATATATTACTTTGTTTATAAAAGTTCCACCTGAGTTTTTATTATTAAAACAAATGATGATGTTGGAATTATTTGTACAGTTCATAGAAGGTTCATTTTATATATATTGGTTGTATCATTTTAAAACAATTTTAAATATTACTCCAAATAGATATTTTGATTGGGTCATTACAACACCAACTATGTTGATTAATTTAATTTTTTATTTACTTTTTTTAAACAATAATACATTAGATTTTGTTCAATTATTCAAACAAGAATTAAATACAATTCTTAGCGTTTTAGTACTCAATTGGTTAATGCTTTTATTTGGTTATTTAGGTGAAACTTCTGTAATTCCTGTAATTACAGGTGTTTCATTAGGATTTATTCCATTTTTAATATATTTTTACATTATTTATAAAAAATATGCACTTTTAAGTAACGATGGGTTAAAAATATTTTTTTATTTTTTGATTTTTTGGTCTTTGTATGGTGTCGTTGCAATATTACCTTATAAAATGAAAAATATGTGTTATAATTTATTAGATTTATTTTCAAAAAACTTTTTTGGTATATTTTTAACTTATTTATTATTTACGAACTCAGTTTAAATAATGGGCGGACTTTTTTTCTTAAAATCGTGATATAATGATTGAACAAAAGCATGTGTCATGACTTTGTCATAATATAAAACATTACAAATGTCTCCATGAATACCTTTATTCGCACCAATTAATAATTCATTCGTAAGTGTATGAGGCACCCATGATTCTGATTCAATCAATTTACCATTCATAAAACTATCCATAATTCCATTGTTATAAATCAATGCCATATGATTCCATTTTTGTAAAGGAACCGTACGTGTTACTTTAGAATCACCTTTTAAACTTATTTGTATCTTATTTTGTTGCCCATTATAAGCAATCAATACATTATCTCCATGTAATAATAAAGTACTATATTCTGTTGCAGAAGGTGAGTAACTAGGTGGTGTTGGATGAATATAAAACCAAAAAGATAACGTGTAATGATAATTCACTGGAACAGGATAGGTGGTTATTTTATCTAATGCCATTGGTTTATGCACAAGCATAGACCCTCCATATAGTTGTTTTGAAATAGATCGTATATACAAATGAAATAGTGCGAATCCAATCAATACTATAAACGTAAAAAGAAAAAATGGATTCATAGATAAAATGCTAATCAAAAACTGTTTCAACAATTGAAAATAATGACCAACAAAAGTAGTGACAGGTGAAAAAAATAAAACGATGCGTGCCACAATTTGTTCTATTAATTTTGGATTAAATTCAATAAAACTTTTTGCATATCCAACTACATACAATAACAAATATATCAAAAAAATATTTTTAGATTTGTAATAAAAAGAAAGTATTTCATTACTAGCAAATGCTGTCAACAAAACCAACAATGCCACTTTAATAATATTAAAAACCCATGTTAAACATAAAAATAAAATAACAGTTAATACCAATAAATTCATCGGTGGATATGGTGTGGTTAAATAAGAAAACGGATTTAGTATTGCAGTTAAAATGCAAGTAACTACATATAAAATTTCGTATAATGTACTTTGCGTAATATGCATTACTAATGGCATTTGAATGAACATCATCATTCCATAAATAAGATACCCTACAGAATTATCCTTTTCACGAACAGAAAAGAAAGAAGTAATTGCATTACATATGGTATCCATGTAAATGAGCAATGGAATATTTAATACAATAGCGTATATAAATAATCCGACTAAATATTTCCAGTACAATTGTACATTCATATCCTATACGAATACTTTTTACCATAATAAATGACGTGCCAATTGATTCGCGCTATATTTTCCAGAATCATGTATTCCTGCACTTCGTTTTAAATAATTAGCACGTCTTGTCTTATCTTTGTGTTTTGTATAATCTTCATATCCCATGGCACCAAAATGAATCCATTTATTATGATAAATCATGTATTTTTTATTTTTCTTTGTAGAAGGAAAGACTTTAACACCGTATCTTTTTGCTTTTCGTTCTACTTCTTTAGGATTCGAATACTTTTCTAATTCTTTCATATTTTAATACATATATAAACTATGTCACTTAGTTCACAAGAAAGGGAAAGTAAAGCACAAATGTTAGTCAACCCACCAGATCCTAGTAATCCTTATGTTATTCCACCAGATATTCAGGGTTTAAATAGAGCAAGTATTGAAGGCCGGGCAGATGTTATGCGTAATCAAAATGCTGCTATTGCAAGATTCAATCGTGTACCAGCAGGTCCAACAGTAACAGAACAAGAAGCACCAGCAACGCAAGAAACCTCGACATCAGGTGGAAAGAACAAAAAAAGCAAAAAAGGCAAAAAGAGCAAACAGAATAAAAAAGGAAAAAAGAGCAAACAGAGTAAAAAGATCAAGTCTAGACGTTAAACTATACGTGACCAAAAACGAATCGTATCTGCCCAAAATAAACCATTCATTATTTTTGGATATTTTTTATGTAATGGCACAAGTATAAATTTAGCCACTAAAATAATAAATAAAATAAATCCTAAAACTGTAAGGATAAAATGAAATAGTTGTTCCATACTTTATTTAAAGATTTAAATTCATGGTCATTTTATCAGATCGTTTACGTCTTGCCTTTTTCGCCATACCTAAACTATCCCTCATTTCATTCAATTCGCCAATACTAACTGTACTTCCTTCATCCATTTGTACCGTTTTTGGTTTTAATCCATTCAAAATGTCATTGATGTCACTCGGACCTTTCATTTCTGGTCTTGGTATTGTTTTTACTTCAGGTCTTGGATCTTGTCGTGGTTCTGGTCTAGGCTCAGGGCGAGCATACTCTCTTGGTTCAGGACGACTTGGTGGTTGTACCGAATTCATAAATCCTGTAAATCCTGGACTTCCCATGGAATTCATGGCAGCCTGCGTAAACTTTTGCATCAACTCTGGATTCTGTCGCATAATATCATCCATTCCAGGGATAGAAGACTTGAACATTGTATTTGTCATGTGAAGCATAATCGCACTTCCTCCTAGCTGAAATAAAAGTTTTAATTCAGGGGCAAGCTTTGCCTTATTTCTATATTTTTCATGCAATTCTGCAAATATTTCATCATAATCCGTAATATTCTCTGAAAATTGTTCCGCCCAACCATCCAACTTAATATCAAAAGGATCAAACTTGGAATTTAAAAATTCAAGACCTGTAATACAAGCCATTAACATTTTACCTTGAAATTTTACATTATTTGCCTTTTCTTTTTCGGATACTATATTTTCATATTCACCCTTCATTTCTTCGAGCGAAGAATCCATCGAATAACGTTTTGTTAACTTTACTCCTTTTGATTCCAAATCCTCCAACTTTCTTAAATAAGAAAAACGTTCACGTAAAGTATCCTTTTGCTCTACTGGTTTATCTGGATTTCCTACAAACGGTTTAAATCCATCCCATGTTTTTTCCTTAATTGGTTCTGCAAATCGTACAGTAGGTTCAATTTTTACCTCTTGTGCAGTTTCTGTTCTTGGAAAAGTTTCATTTTTTGGAAAAGCCGGTTCCTTTATTTCTGCAAAGTTAAGCTTCATTTCTGGTTCAAAACTTACAGATCCACTGCCAGCACCAGACAAGGAATTTAATTCTTTTTCTAAATTGTCAATATCAGATAAAGTAATCGTATCTTTCTGTTTATTCTTATCATTCATTAATAATTCAATACCTGGTAAAGTTGATTTTACTTCTTCCAAAGGAGTAAGATTAATAACTTCCATATCCTAAGTAAGAAGAATTCACTTTAAATAATCCGCAATTAATATATGGATATTTATCAAAAAACAAACTATTTTTATAAAAAAGTGCCAGAAATGAAATATAATTTAGAACCATTGACCCATCTAATGATAAGAACAACTGGCGAATCTATGTATAAAAACAAAATCGTTTCTAAAAAAATAAATACGTCTTCTATTCATTTATTGCATTCCATTGATCGTAGTCAAGCGTTAGATAAATTAGATCAACGTATTCATTTTTTAAAAAAACACAAATTGGAGATTTTAGAATTAGAAAAAAAACACGGATACGTTGATTTAACATCTGATCTTTTTTTAAATAGTCCATTTCAATCCATTAATGCTGAAACCATAGCACAACTATCTAGCCACTACGTAACTATTTCTGGTGTAGGAAGAATTGCTGCGTTAAAAATTGTATTCCCAAAAGGTATACATATTCAAGTGAATGTATGTGACGTAGATTGGTGTTTAAAAAAAAGATTAATCGCAATTCATTCTTATTATCTTTATTCACAACGATTTTCTAACTTAAAAAAATATGGGTTAGAAGAAAAAGAAATCCAATTACCAATTAAGAAAAAAACATGCAAACAACGAAAATCTTTTTTGAAAACAAGAAATAAACTTATCCCTTGGTTATAAACCAAATGGCCTGCAACAACGTATCCGCCAAATCATCTTTTTTTTTATGATTTAAAAAATGAGAATCGTCCCATCCCTTTTCTGACAATACTTGTTTTGCATAATGTATGCTCAACTTTTTACGTTGTGCATACGTAGTAGGTCCTTGATGAAACAACTTTAATTTATTTACTGCGGAAATACAATGCACTTCTGCACCACGCATCAACCAGTACTGCACCACCATTCCTTGAATACCTTTCATTTTACTTGCCAATGGACCAATTTGGTTTTCCACCAACACTACATTGGCTTGAAGTGGTTCATAGACTTGCATAATTCGTTTTCCCAATTCTACCATAGTAGGTTCAATCGGGTCCCACTTTTTTTTTAATCCTTGAATCATTTCTTTCTTTGTACCAAAAGGTACACCATGTTTTTTACACAGGCACAACAATTGTACTAAGGATTTTTGAATACATTTTTTACAAAGATATCCTCCTAAAAAATGTGTTGCTTTAGAACAACATTGTTGTGTTGGTGCTAAATTATTTACATTCCAATCTTCAATTTGATTGGTGGAAACATTTAATAAACAATGTGCCAAGTTTTTAACACCAATATCAATGGATAAAATACGCATTCTACTAAGTAATAAGAAGTGTTTAAATCGATATAAGGTGTAAACTTTAAAATCATTCATGTATCGAATCGTACCCTTTTCTTCATTGAAAAAGAGGCACACGTTTTTTATTGAAACAAATCAATCATGCGGTGCATTTTATGCCTATGACGATGAAGAAAAATCATATGCTCTTTTTTGTAAAAAAATAAAGGAAGATTTATACATATTACATCTTGTTCGTAAAGATGAACCCATTTACATTCAATCTGTGATTCCATCTATTCAACAAGCCATGGAACATCGCGCTTTAACCATTTTGTTGAAGCGTATTACTGGGGACGAGTCTTTTTTTTGGTAATTTCTTATATATTCTTATAATATGTTATTTGTTACTATTTCACATATACTATTATCATTATTCTTAGTTTTTTATGCATTTATCTTTCGTCCTAGTAAATATGATTATCTAATAATATTCATTATATTTACAAAAGTGTTGTCATGGACTTTGTATAAAGGAGAATGCCCTCTTAGTTATTATTTAAAAAAATACAATGATCCTTCTTATAAAATTGGTTCCAATTTATATTCGGACGACATGTATGTTTTATTTGGAAAAAAGAACATTCCATTTTTTAAAAATTTTTTTAATATAATTAATCCTATCCTTGAAACAATCATTATCTATTTATTACTGAAACGACAAAAATTTAGTACGATAGAAACTTATCTCTATCCAATTCTTTTTTATGGGTATTATTATATCAGTTTTTTACAATCTTCTACTATAAATAGTTTTTTTACTGTTGTATTTGCGTACGTACTATATCGCATCGTGAAGCAATCTAAACTTTTAATATTCATATAAATTATGATTTTTATTTCAGTTTTTCATATTTTTTTTTCATTATTTTTAGTTTTTTATCCATTTTTCTTTCGACGTAGCAAGTATGATTATGTAATATTATTTTTTATATTTACAATCTCATGGTCGTGGACTTTATATAAAGGAGAATGTCCTCTGAGTTATTATTTGAAAAAATACAATGATCCTTCATATGAAATTGGCGACAATTTATATTCAGATGATATTTTTGTTTTATTCGGAAAAAGGAATGATATAGTGAAATATTATTACACTTTATCTATTCCTATTATACAATCCATCACTATTTATTTATTACTTGCAAGGCAAAATTTTAGCATTGTAGAAACTTATCTTTATCCAATTCTTTTTTATGGATATTATTATAGTAGTTTTTTACAATCTTCGATGATAAATGGTTTTTTTACCATTGTATTTGCGTATGTATTGTATCGCATTGTGAAACAATCTAGATTTATATAATATGTAAACAATCACTATGATACATAACAATTTTAATAAGATGGGCATAATAAATTTCATAGTAGAATATTGAAAATAATTTGGTTTTTTGTAATCATTTTTAATATCTAATTGTTTCAAAATTAAATCCATATTTCCAGAATTATTCGCATGTAGAATAATTGGGAATGAATTTGTTTTTTTACAGTACACACGTTTATCTATTTTGTAATAGTCCGTTTCAAGAGGTAAAATAGTAGATTGTTTACCTAACATTATATTTGTATAAGAAGTAAGAAGATTTTCCCATTCAAAAATATAAAATAATGTATTTTGTGTATCTAATGGAATAGGTTTACTCTCATTACAATATTGATTAATTATTTTTTGATCATCTATTTCTGAACCAATACATTTATTTTCTTGACATAAATCCTTAAAGAATTGTTTTAATTCTTTGACCCTGCCAATAAACCCGCCACTATTTAATGATTCATTTTTTCCACATGTTTTTCCAAAAAAAAATTCACTTACAAACAATGCCTTTCCTGTATAAGAAGAAAACACAATCGGTTCATTTAATTGATAATATCTATCTATTATTTCTTGTTCTGTCCCTATAATAATAGAATCATATGCATCTGTAAATAAACAAATAGTATCTTCTGTTAATGATTCTAATGTTTGTTGAATAAGTTTTAGTTTTGTTTGAAATCCCTTCCATTTTTGACCTAACCCAACGACATTTAATTCAATGTTTTGTTTTTTACAAGAATCTAGTAAAGAACTATAATAACCTTTTTCATGCGTTGCAATAGTAAACACATATAACATACTATATTGTTGGAAATTAAGTTTTACGTCACTGTCGTCGTGTCTTTCTTTTAGATACTTTTTGTTTTGTTTTACGTTTTCCACCTAAAATAACATCACTTGCATTTGTTCCAAATGGACTAACTTTAAACCATATTGGTGCATTATTAAAAAATACAAATTTGTTATATTCCTTAAATAATTTTTTAATTGTTTTAGTAACAATTTTTTTCCCTGTAGTATCTGTGAACGATTGCCTAATGAAAATATATTCGTGATCCTTTTCTTCTATATTATCTTCTGGTGTTGGTATTACCGTATTTTTTATCATGTAATTATTAGAAAGTTTAGATAATATATAAAAAGTTGGTGGAATTTTTTGACTCCGTTCTGGATCATATTTATATTTATTGTAATTTTTATTTAAAAATTCAATGGCTTTTTTCTTTAATAATACTGGATCTGTCGTTCTTACAGGTGGCGCCTTTTTTGTAAACATATACTAACTATTTATTATATCGTTGGGATAAATTGCCAATTCAATTCATCACATATCTTTTTCCATATTTCATCTTGTTCCATTCTTTTTTCACGATCTTTTAACATTGGAAAATAGGGTAAAAACGAATCTTCCTCCAATAATTCACATAATTTATAAATCGTGTAATAATAATTCAAAAAGTTTACGCGATCATCTGGACAACACTTTGCATACGGTCGCTGAATCTCAATAAATAAAGAACACAAACGTTCTTCTAATTCTGGACTCATCACTGGTGGTTTAATTCCCAATTTATCTTTGATAAACGTAATGTGTTCATAATATTTATTGTACCCAAACTTTTTTAAAATTTCTTTTGTTTTTTCATTCGTAATTTCAGATACTTCAATTCGTTCTTTTTTAATTTGGGATTGAATATTTTCAAAAATATCGGATGGAATTTGTGTAGATTCTTTCGCCTGAAATTGAGCAAGAATTTCACGAAAATGATTGATGCGTTTATACGCATAAAAACAAATTTCTTTGGGTGGTTCTTTATACGATGGTTTTTCATTATCGGTCAAGTACTGAAATTGACAAGCACATAATGTATTATTGCAAATGACAATGCCATCATAATCTACAGGAATTAATTCACCTTGATTACATTTTTTACAAATAGATGTATTATAAATATATTCATCCGATGGAAAATAAGATTCATCAATATTCTTCAAATAATGTAAAGCATGGTTTGTCATTGTTTGTGTATCAGGTAAAGTATCTACTTTGAAAAACTGATTTAACAACTTAATCGTTGATTTTTTTTCAGAAATACCTTTTTTTTCTTCAAAATAAGAAAATAAATGATGACCATTATCCAGATAATATCGTAATTGTTTATCTTGTATTTCTTTGATTTGTTTTTTTAATTTAGACATTTTCATGGGATCTTTTTCCATTGCATATTCTTCTTTTAATTTAGGAATTAAACCTTCATTTTCCTCTTTGAAACGATCTACAAATTCATTATGTTTTGTGTCTACCATTTTTATCATGATATCTTCCATTTTTTTTGTCGGTTTTAATTTAAAGGACATACTTTATAAAGAAATATACATTTTAAATTAAAAATACGTACATTGTTTCTTTTTCTATGGTATGAATAAAAGGAAATTTATCATAAAGGCAATTGAAGATGGATGGACCGTGACAAAACGCAAAAACAAATATATCTTTCGAAAACATCATTACAATCTTAAGGAATATTTTGATTCCAACTATCTTTCTCTTTTTTTAAAAAAATATTCCTGAATTTTTTTTCTTTAGCAATAGTATAAGATGGGAGGAGGTTTAATGCAGTTAGTAGCTTATGGCGCACAAGATGTTTATCTTACTGGTAACCCCCAGATTACTTACTGGAAAGTAACCTACCGGCGTTACACTAACTTTGCAATGGAGTCCATTGAGCAGACTTTCAATGGGCAGGCTGATTTCGGACGCCGTGTCACCTGCACCATCTCCCGTAACGGAGATCTTGCTTACACCACCATCCTTCAGGTAACTCTTCCCCAGATTGGTCAGGATCTTGCTTCCTCCAACGACAAGGGCGTCTATGCTCGGTGGCTCGACTTCCCTGGTGAGCAACTCATCTCCCAGGTTGAGGTTGAGATTGGTGGTCAGCGCATTGATCGGCATTACGGCGACTGGATGCACATCTGGAACCAGCTCACTGTCAATGCTTCCCAGCAGAAGGGATACTGGTCGATGGTCGGTAACACCACCCAGCTCACCTACTTGACTGACCCCTCGTTCTCGGCAGTCGATGGTCCTTGCCAATCGAACGCTCCCCGCCAGATTTGCGCTCCTCGTAACGCACTCCCTGAGACAACCCTCTACATCCCTCTTCAGTTCTGGTTCTGTCGCAACCCTGGACTTGCTCTTCCCCTTATTGCTCTCCAGTACCACGAGGTCCGCATCAACATCGATCTTCGCCCTATCGATGAGTGCCTCTGGGCCGTTAACACTCTTACCCCCACTTCCTCGGGATCGGTCAAGTGCACCAACGCCTACAACCAGTCGCTCGTTGCCGCTTCGCTCTTCGTCGACTACGTCTTCCTTGATACCGATGAGCGCCGGCGTATGGCCCAGAACCCTCACGAGTACCTCATTGAACAGCTTCAGTTCACTGGTGACGAGTCGGTCGGTTCGTCGTCCAACAAGATCAAGTTGAACTTTAACCACCCCGTCAAGGAGCTCATCTGGGTTGTCCAGCCCGATGCCAACGTTGACTACTGTGCCTCCCTTGATGGACAGAGCACACTCTTCAACATTCTCGGTGCTCAGCCTTTCAACTACACCGATGCAGTAGATGCTCTCCCCAACGCCATCCATGCCTTTGGTGGCCCCAACTCGGTTGCCGGACCCAAGGGCGCCAGTGGTTCGGCCAACTACGACTTTATCAATGCCAGCGGACTCTTCGCCAACGCAACCGCTGTTGACGGCGAAAACTACATTGATCTTTCCGGTCAAACCGTTGGCAGTGCTGCTGACATTATCAATGCCATCAAGAACTCTAATGATTACTGGGGCTACAACCGCGGTTACGGAAACACCGCCGGCGCCTTCTCTGGTGTCACCGCAGGCAACACTGCTCAGTACGACTTTGGTCAGCTTGCTAATCAGGATCCTCAGGAGTCGCTCGTCTCCGATGCAGGCACCTTTGTCCTCTCCGAGACAGCTCTTGCCCTCCACTGTTGGGGCGAGAACCCCGTTGTCACTGCCAAGCTTCAGCTCAACGGTCAGGATCGGTTCTCGGAGCGCGAGGGATCCTACTTCGACCTTGTCCAGCCCTTCTTCGCCCACACCCGGACACCCGATACCGGTATCAACGTGTACTCGTTCGCCCTCCGGCCCGAGGAGCACCAGCCTTCCGGCACATGCAACTTCTCGCGCATTGACAATGCCACCCTTCAGCTCATCCTCTCGAACGCCACCGTTGAGGGTACCTCCACTGCTAAGGTCCGTGTCTATGCCACAAACTACAATGTGTTACGCATTATGAGTGGCATGGGCGGTCTTGCTTACTCAAATTAATCAGGATACTTGGTATGGATTATATACTTTATCAAAAACAAAATCAATACAAAAATGATTTTGTTTATTTGTAATTTCTAACCCATTGGATACCATTATTTTCTTAAATATATCAATTTAGAATTATCGTAAAATTTTATTTTTATTTTCTGCATTTTTTTATACTCAAAAGATAATGTTAACGATTGGAGCAGAAGGATTCAGAATAGTCAAGAAGCAAAATGTACTGTTTCACGGTATTGTTGACTATGAAAAAGCACAAAGGCAACACGCGGAGGTTGTGAAAGCTCTTGGAGCGATGCAGATTCCTTCTTTTGGTTTACCAGACGAAGTTTTTGTAGCAAACACGGTGTTGCCTTTGCCCATGTTGCCCCCAACTTTTATTATGGCGAATTTCAAGTATGCACAAAGAAAAAAAGAGTCAGATAACTTAGTTCCTTATTTGAGTAAAATGGGAAAAGTGATTCAATGGCCTTACACGTCAGTGTTGGAAGGACAAGGTGAAACGAAATTATTTTATGGTGGTAAGATTATTGTTGTCGGCTACGGGTTTCGAAGCTCTAAACAGTCCGTTTCAGACCTTGAAGAAATTCTCAATAAAATATACAAGAGACACAAATTGACACCTCCAATCGTTATAGGTGTCAAGCTTCTAGACGCACGCTACTATCACATGGATATTGCAAGTCATGCCATTTCCTCGAACGAATGTTTGATTCATAGAGGGGCAATTAGTGACAAGGACATTCAAAAAATGGAAGATCATGGAATAAACTGTATTGTTCGTGATTTCGGAGACCCGTTCGCCTTGAACTGCGTTATGGTAAATGGCAAACATTACACCCACGTCCTTACATCGAAAGCAATGGCTGTTATGAAAAGTTTAGGATTAAAAGTGGTAGAGTTGGACGTGAGTGAATTTGAAAAGTCTGGAGGTGCGTTACGATGTATGGTTCTTTGTCTCTAACGGAGCGGACAATAACCTGTACTTCAAGTACAATTTTAGTCAACTTTAGGTGTAAAACATCGTCTAAAAAAACTTAAACCTTTTTTTAGTGATCATTAAAATGGATCCTTTTTATTTTCTAGATCTATCGATTGTTGAGAATGAAGAGGGTCTTGAACTACAAGATATGACATGTCACCAGATGGTTCTTGGCGTCTAGTCAAGAAGAACCACTGCTTTATACAAGGATCAACAGTATCAATTTATTGACTTTGATAATGAAACCAAGTGTATTATCAACTGACAAATTATTTACCAACAATAGGGTTTCCCATATCATTATCTATTTGTGGCATTGGCATAAGTTTTAAATATCCTAAGAATACGATTCATAGTGTCGTATTATTTTATTTTGTTGTTTCATGACACTTGATTTTTCATTGTCGTTACATATTACCTTATATTTTATGTAGTGAATTATAACAAATTACGCTTCTACTTTCCACAAAACAACTTTAAATTATTTTGCACTAATCTATATACTAGAACATATAGATTTTAATTTTGTAAAATTGTCGCTTGATAATTCCTTGACTGCAGAACCACTTGTGTTTTTTTTACCTGTAAAAATCTCAACAGATAATGGTTTTGGTGACTGACCAACTTCTTTTGGTAAAATAAAAACTGCATAAAGATATCTAGTACTAAATATTTGTTGTATTTGTTCTTTGTTGGTAATAGTTGGTTTATTTAACGCTTTAATTACATCATCTATATTAGTCTTTAAATAATTAATTATGTAAGATCCATAAGGCCAATTTTTATTTTTATTATAATATTCAAATTCTTCTTTTGTAGCAAAAGAAAGGTAAGATTTTAACGTTTCTGGATTTTTTTCTAAATTCATTTCAGGATAAAAAGAAGTACTTTCATTCCATACCGTAATAAATTGTGTTTCAGTATTTTTATCTAACACAGTAGGGGTATCAAGTGGCTTTAAATAATCATATTCACCAATAGAAGAACCAATAGATGGCATATCAAACCCTTCTCTAAATGTTGTAAAATATAACAAACTCAACAGAAAGAAAAAAAAACATATTAACTTCATATATGTTAGCTTTATTAAATTCTGCACTACTGATTTAATTGTCATTACTTACCACATTTTCATCAAAAACGTTGACACAATGGTATCGTGAGTTTGGAATCGGTGCTGTTTTAGCGGATGTTCTTGTTCTTGTTGTATGGTTAGCGCAGTACCTTTATCAAGGAAACGTGTTTGTTCTTGCCAGTATTGCGGTAGGACTACAATTGATTCACGATATTTTGTTTGGTTTATTTATTCAACGATACCAAGGTAACAGCCATATTTTGAATGTATTCAAAAATTATGCCAAAGAACATTGTGCCAAAATTTTGTTAGCAGATGCTACCATGATTGTTTCTACGGTATTCTTCGAACATATTTTTTCCATGTTCAATTACAATGAAATACTAACGGTATTGTTAGTGTATTTAGTACCTTATTTTGTATTTTCTGTTTGAATACTATGATTCCAAAACGTTATCTTTCTTCTTTATCCAAAAAAGATAAAAATATTCAAAAAAGAATGATTTTAAAGTCACGACGTATGTACAAAAAAGGTATTTATAAAACGCGTAAATCTTTAAAATCATATCCAACCAAAAAATCTAGCCATATGATGCGTGCCAAGAAAAAATTTGGCGTAGATTCCATGGTACCTTCTCACGAATTGGCCAAAAAAACCGGATGTCCATTACATGTGCTTCAAAAAATTGTTCAAAAGGGGGAAGGTGCTTATTATTCGTCTGGATCTAGACCAAATCAAACACCACAATCATGGGGTATCGCAAGACTTTCAAGTGCTCTTACCGGTGGTCCTGCTGCCAAAGTGGATGCTTCTTTAGTAAAACAATGTAATTAATAGTTAGTTCCAACTGTATTTCGTTGTAAATTTAATCTTGCATCATAACTGGACGATTGATATTCATTTCCTCTGATTTTATTACCTTTTAAGTTTGCTAAAGAATTCATAGTTGCATTTGTTGGGTTTTGTGAAGGATATTCTTGTGATACACCAAAGACTGCCTCATTCGATGTTAAATCATGATTAAATAAACGCGAATTGTTTGACCAACGTGTTTTACCATTTATTACTAAGGTAGGATAATTCACTTGAGTCGTCGATACTACAAATTCTATTATATACGATCGGTCAATTATTTTTAAAGGGGAATAACTATATAAAGTAACTGGGACTGCAATAGTATCCCCTACCATGAATGATTTATTAAAGCCTGCATATTCATCATCTAATGCCATAGATACTTGTTCACCCGTAAACACATTCTTTGCGAAAAAATAACCTACGTTGAAACAATCTTGTGCAAGTGATTTTGAATTGGTAGATTTTGAAACATAATTTGGATTATTAAAGGTAGTTGTTCCATTCGCTGAATCAATATTTTTAATGTAATCTGCAATAATATTATCCCGATAAAGAGATGTATTTAATGGATTTGACTTTACAATTGCGTTAGCAAATATATTAGAAGTAATGCCAAAAGCAGTCTCTGAATTGGATTGTAATGAATTTGCCTGCGATAAACTAATTGTATAGGTGGCAAACAACGTAATAGGTGAAATAGTTGACGATCCTAACGAAGTATATGCTTCCGTCGCTAACGCATTCAAAATAAAGTAACTTTGTCTTCGCGTTGGAGGCAATGTGGTCGGTGTTAGGGTAGTGGGTGGTGTTTCCGTAATAATAATAGCACTGCTTGCATTTCCTACCAGTTGAATACGATATCTTCCAATTATTTTTATATCTCCTAGTTCAAATTTAGTACCATTAAATAAAGTTTCTGTTCCGTTAGATAGAATTGTTGCCTCGTTAACGTCTGTAAGTCTAATACTATTATTATTTGTTGCTAGAATAAATAATGTGGTTGGACTATAAGAAAAATTATTTAATGTAAGAATTGAATTTGGTGGACTAGAGATTGCATAAATTTGTGTTATTTGATTAAAAATTTCCATGTCTACATTTGTAAATACAGTAGATGAAAGATTTAGTATTTTTACATGTGTTTGTACAGGTAAATTATTTCCTTGCAAATAAGATTCTATTCTAGATAATTCAATATTTGAAGTAATTGGGTTAACAATAATAGGATTACCATCAATAAAAGTTATCGTCGATTGGGTAGTAGGTGCTAATGTAGTTGGTGGCAATGTAGTTGGGGCTAGTGTGGTTGGGGCTAGTGTAGTTGGGGCTAGTGTGGTTGGGGCTAGTGTGGTTGGTGGCAATG